GCCGCTTGGCCGTCGCCTGGCGGTGCTGCTGTGCCGGCAGGCGGCTCTCGTACTCCCGCGCGAGGCGGGCAGCCGTTGCGGCGCTGCTCTCCGCCATGTCGGCAAGCGCCATATTCGGCCCCGCGATACGGATCACGGTGGCGCGGCTGGCTACCACCAAGACGAAGAGGGTGAACAGCCGGAAGTTCAGTCCCTGGAAGTGCCATACCCCGGCGGCGGTTAGGCCATCTACGGTGGCGGCGGACACCCACGTCGCCGCTCCGAGCACTCCGCAGGCACGGTAGACCGCTTCGCGCGACGCAACCCCTCCGGCGCCGCCGGCGCCGGGACCCGCATGCCGCAGGGCGACGCCGAGCGCGAAAAGCCGAGAGGTTCGATGCGCGTCGGGGAAGAACATCGCGGCGTCCACGCCGGTGATCCCCCACGCGAAGAGCCAGATCACGAGGCTGTAGCACAGTTGCGGGTTCATGCGGGCCGCGGGCAGCGCCTGCGACGCCCAGACCAGGCCACCCAGCGCCCAGCCGCCCAGGCCGGTGGCCGCGAGCCATTTCCTGGTGCGCTCGCGCGGCCGCAGGCGTGCGTCATCCTCGCGCATGCCACCCCTTCCACACGGGCCGCCCGAATGGCCGCGTACGCGGCCGGCCCGAAGCTTCGTCACAGTACTGCCTTGCGGTACGGACCGTAACAGAGGCCACTCCTTCGGGTGATGGCTTAGGGCACGATAGGCGGGTCGCCGGCCTCTAATTGCCGCCGTTGCGCGCCGCCGCCTGCGCTTTGAGTTCGAGGACCTCTGCGGCGTCGCGGCGACCGTCTTCGATGCGTCGTTCGTACTCTGCGATGATCTGGTCGCGGGCTTTGGGGTCGTGCACGAGGCGCGCGGCGCGGCGCACATGCGGGTCCTGGAAGCGGCGCAGGGCCTCGGCGGTGTCCGCCAGGTCGTCGTAGCCCGCGGCGCGCAACGCGTCAATGGGGCCGCGCGGGTCGTCGGGGTTGAGGATGAGCCCGAGCAGGGCCGCGTTCACCGGGTCCGGCAGTTGCTGCCCGATCCACCACCCCTCCAGGGTCTCGGCGGTGAAGGGCTTTTCGGGGGCGGTGATGTCGAGGAAGTCTTCCGGGGTCAGCTCGCGCTCGCGCGCACGCCCGCGCAGCCATGCGCCGAAGCGTCGTGCGGTGGCGGCGCTGCCTTGGCGCCCGCGGCGCTCCATGCGCTGCGCGAGCGTTTCGTGGCCGGCCGCGCGCAGCGCGTCGATCTCGCTCGCGCCGAGCAGGTCGGCAACCAGGATCGCGAGCTCGGGCCGGGCGGAGTACTTGCCGTCCCACCATTGGGAGAGTGTCGCCGAGGAGAGCACGCCGCCGGATTCCTTGATCAGGTCGATCTGGCGCTTGCCTTGGCGTTGCGCTGTTTCGCGCAGCCAGGCGCTCCAGCGGTCGGCGGCGCGCTGCCGGTCGTCCTCGGTGCGTTTGCGGGGCATGGAACCGACCTCGCGATCATGCGGGCTCGTTTGACCGAGCCTCCGGCTTGCTTAACCAAGCGAGTCTAGGGCGCCGGCATGCGCCGCCGCACCCGGCGCATGCCGCCGTGAGTGTCGCAGAGAACGAACCGGAAGGCCACAGCCCGCGACAAAAACGCCACTGCGCGTTCCGTGCGCCCCTGGCGCGCCCTAAGCGAACCGAGTCGAGGCCGATCCGTGACGCCAAAAACCTCCGCACACTTAACTTAGGTGCTACCTTGGTTAAGCAAGCCAAGTTGACGATGCGGAGACGCCCATGGCACGCGAAGACCGCGCCCGGTACGTGCTGCGCGACGGCGCGCTCGAATGGTTCGCGCAGCGCGACCCGAGCCTGCACAACTGGAACACCGGAAAGCCCAACCTCTCGGCGATCGCCCGCGCCGCCGGCATCGGCGAGGTCACGCTCAAGCAGACCGTCGACGGGGTCAACAACCTCTCGGCGCTGGTGATGGGCGGGCTGACGGATCTGGCCATGAGCTACGGGGTGACGCGCGCCTACGCGGAGCGCACCCTCTACAGCCACGTGCGGCGCGCGAGCAAGGCGGTCGCCGCGTGAGCGGCCCGTCCGAGGCCGAGCAGCGCCTCCAGCGCGTCGCCGCAGCGCATGCGTCGTGGGCCAAGACCCCTGACCGCGCGGCGCGGCTGGCGGCGGCTTGGGAGGCGCGCGAGGCGCGCTTCGAGCGGCTGGTCGACCCGGACGGGGTGATGGCCCCTGCGGCGCGGGCGGCTGCGGCCGCCTCGGCGCGCAAGGCGTTCTACGCCGAGATGGCGCGCAGGTCTGCGGCCGCGAGACGTAGACGCCAACCGGCCGAGGAACGGTCAGCGGCCTAGCCGACAAAAAAGCCGCCTCGGCCCGGCTGCCTCCGGGCCTTAGCGGCGTCCATCCACCTTCTCACTCATTTCGGGAGGAATTACAGGTGGGCACCACAACTGTAGAGCGCCCCGCGCGCAGTACCAAGCGGGGCAAGGCAAAGAATGAGCAATCAGGGTTCTCCCTCAAGTCCTGGCTCGCCGGGCCCGCACGGCAGGACGACGAGCCGTTGCCGCCCACCGACCCCACCGGGCAATCGCAGTGGGTTGTCGAGCAGATCCGCGCGGAGCTGCACAAGGCCGTCGGATACCTCGCCGGACAGCGCAAGCCGCCCGGCGCGGCGTCGCCGACCGACCTGGACGGTTCGCGCCCGGCGTACCTGCTGCGGCACATCGCGATGCTCTCGCTCGACGGGGAACTGCGCCCCGAGATGACCTGGCGCGGCGCGGTCGAACTCCTGCAGGACGCGTGGGATCAGCTCAACGCTCGCGCCGACGAGCAGGAGACGGTCGAAACTCGCACTGCCGCAGCAATGGCGGCCGGTCTGCGGGTGACACGGAAGCTCGCCGAGGCCGCAGCGACCGAGGACATGATCGAGCGGGTCACCGGCGAGCGGGTCGAGCTGGAGATCGACACAGCGGCCATCGGCGAGGGCTTGGCGAGGCTGCACGCGAACGCGCATCGGCCGCTGGACGAGACGATGCAGTTCCCGGAGCCCCTGTACACGCCCGGCATGCCAGACCCGCGCAAGGCCGACGGCAAGCCCGGCCTCGCGGCGGTCGAGGTGACGCAGGTTCTCGCGCAGCCGCACCCGTGGGACGCCGTGGCCAGCACGGACGGGATGGTGCGCAGCGACGGCAGCCGCCCGTCCTCGCCGGTGCACCGCGACGACACCGCTCCCCCTGTCCCGCGCGAAGACGCGGACCAGGCCGGCCCGCCGCTGCCCAAGCGCCACAAGATTCTCTCGATCCCGGCGCGCATGTCCGCTGTCCCCGGCGTCCCGGCGGACGGCTCGGAGCACACGGCTACGGAACTGCTGGTGCAGCACGGCGCATGGATGCTCGCCGGCGGCGTGTGGTCGCTGGTGGAGTCCGCGGAGGTGGACGCCGAGAAGCGGGTGGTCGCGCAGCCGGCCGAGGGCGAGGAAGTCGTTTTGGGGCCGGGCGCGCCGGTGTGGCTGCTGGCGCCCGGCGAGGCCGCGGGCCTGGTGGAGGCGTTCCGCGCGGGGCTGAACGAGACGGAGGCCTCCCGGTGAGCGCCCTGACGCTGGCCCCGGCCGGGCCGAAGCACGCCGCGCCGCCTGAGCTGCCGGACGTGTTCCGCGCCGAGATGAACGACTTCGACGAGCCGGTGTACGGGCAGGGCGAGTCGCGGGAGATCTTCCCGCGCACGGCGCGCCGTTCCCGCCTTGACCCGGTCGCGCTGATGCCCGGGGATTACATCCTCGATGAGGGCGAGCGGCCGTGCTGGCTGCGGGTGGAGTTCGCCGCGCATGGGGCGACGGGCAGCGTGGTGCGCACCGTGTCGGGCTTGGAGTTGTCCGTGACGGCGGGCCGCGCGGTGTGGGTGTGGCGGCTCGTGGACGTGACGGCGTGGATGGTGCTGGGCGAGAGCGCGGGTGCCCGATGAGCGCCATCACGCAGGAGACGGTCCGCGCGGTCCTGGAGCAGTTGGCCGACCCGGCGTACGCGGACGACTTCAGGGACCTGCTGGCGCAGCGTGCCGTCGAGATGGACGAGGGTCTGGATCCCGCCGAGCGTCAGGCGGGCGGCTGGAAGGCTGCGGCACTGCTCGACGACCTGGTGGGCGCTGTGGCCGCGGAGTTCGGCGCGCGAGAGCAGGTAGCCGCGTGACCGCGCTCTTCGACCTGCCCGCTGTTGGTGACGCCGAACTGCTCGGCGTGTTCGAGCCCGGCTCGCCCAAGTGGCACGCCGCACGCGCCGACGGCATCGGCGGCAGCGAGATCGCCGCCGTCCTCGGGATCTCCCCGTGGGAGTCTGCGTTCTCGCTGTGGCACCGCAAACGCGGCATCGTCCCGGCCCGCGAAATGACCACCGAGATGGACGCGGGACGCCGACTGGAACCGGTGATCTGCCAGGTGTTCGCCGAGCGGCACCCCGAGCTCGAACTGCGCGGCGGCGGCACCTACCGCAACCGGCAGCGCCCCTACCAGATCGCCAACCCCGACCAGCTGATCTACGAGCCCGGCCGTGCCCAGCCGTCGGCCGTCTTCGAGGCCAAGTACGCGCTGACCGGCGACAAGTGGGGTCAGGAAAACACCGACGAGGTGCCCGTCTACTACAGCGCGCAGGGCCGCTGGTACATCGACACCTTCGGCCTCGAGGAGTGCCGGCTGATGGTGTTCATCGGCTCGCAGGGCGAGTTCCGCGAGTACGTCATCCACCGCGACGAGCAGGACACGGCAACGATGCGCGCCGCCGCCGAGGAATTCCAGCGGCAGGTCGCCGAGAACATCCGCCCGCAGATCGACGGGCACGAGCAGACGCTGCGCGTGGTCAAGGACCTGCCCGAAGGCATGGTCGACCTCGACGTGGAGATCTGGCCGATCCTCGCCGACCAGTACTTCGACGCGCTGGACGCGGCAGCGGCGGCCGAGACGGAGAAGCGCCGCGCGCAGGCGCTGGTGCTCGACCAGATCGCCGACGGGCACCGGGCGAAGAGCCTGGGGCAGCTCGTGGCGACGCGCACGGTGCGCAACGGCAAGACCTACAGCCTTCAACCGGCCCGCAACAGGGGGGATTTCGCATGACCAGTGTTAGTACGGCGGTCGCGCTGCGCAACGACGGAGCGTCGGCGATCATCGAGTCCTACAAGGCGGACCTCGCCGCGATCATGCCGTCGCACATGAAGCCCGAGGTGTTCACGCGCCTCGCGGTCGCGGTGCTTAGTCGCGACCAGGACCTGCTGCGCGCCGCACAGAACAACCCGGCGTCGCTGATGACCGCCCTATGGGAGGCCTCCCGCCTCGGCCTCGAACCGGGCACGGAGCAGTATTACCTGACCTGGCGCAAGACCAAGAACGGCCCCGAGATCGTGGGTATGGAGGGCTACCAGGGCGAGATCGAGCTGATTTACCGCGCGGGCGCCGTGACCTCGGTGACGGTGGAGGTGGTGCGCGAGAAGGACGTGTTCATCTGGGAGAAGGGCACGATCGACCGGCACGACCCGCCGCGCTGGGACGGCCCGCAGCGGCAGCCGTACCACTGCGCCGACTGGTTCGAGGACCGCGGCCCGCTCAAGGGCGTGTACGCCTACGCGGACATGAAGGGCGGCTCGATCTCCGAGGTCATCGTGCTCAATCGGTTCGACATCGCTGAGGCGAAGACCTACGCGAAGGGCGTCGACGAGGCGTGGTCGCCGTGGCGCAAGAGCGAGAAGGCGATGTGGCTCAAGACTGCGGCGCACCGGTTGCGCAAGTGGGTGCCGACGTCGTCGGAGTACATGCGCGAGCAGTTGCGCATCGTCGCGGGCGTCCAGGCGGAGCAGATCGCGCCCGCTCCGGTCTCCACTCCGCGCCCGGCGCAGACAACTGAACAGCTCAGCGTTCAGGACTGCCGCGAGATGGCCGACAACGCGCACGACTTGGAGGAGTTGTCTCAGGCGCTGCTGCGCGCGCAGGCGGCTGGACATGGCTTGAACGGTGACGCGGTGTTCCAGTACTTCGCTGCGCGCCGGGCGGCGATCGTGTCGCAGGACACGGTCGAGGTCGTGGACGCGCACGCGCATGAGGGCGATTGGGATCCGGACTGTGCGGCGTGCCGGGCGGAGTCGGCGGCGGCGGACCGCAGGGCGGCTGCCTGATGGCCGCGACGAAGGAGTTGGTCGGCCCACTCAAGCGGGTCTCGTTCTCAGGCCATGTGCGCCTCGGTGTCGATCTGCCGCGTAGCACGATGGACCTGCGCTACCGGGCGTGCCTGGAGCACCGTACGGCCTGCGACTGCCGTGAGGCGATGCTCGCGGAGGACCGGGCGGAGTTCACCGCGGAGTTGGCGCTGATCCGCGACGTGTTCGCGGACGCCCTGGAGGGTCACCCCACGTTCGGCGAGTTGGACGAGCGCGGGGAACCGCTGGAGTCGGGCTGCTGCCGGTGCACGGGCTGCGCGATCGTGCGCGAGGTGTGGCGCCGCGGTGCGTCGATCCTGCCGTTCTCGGCATGGGCGAAGGCGGTCGAAGCGTTCAACGCCCGGCGTGACGGCGCTGCGGGCGGTGCGCCGTGAAGGCCGCGCACGTGTGGCACCTGTTCGCGTCGCTGCCGCTGGTGGTGCAGGCGTGGCTGGTACTGCTCGCGGCGGTCGTGTTCACGGGCGTGTGGTCGCTTTCGCGCGGCGCGGGCCGCCTGGCCGGCCGGATCGAGGAGCGCCGCACCCCTGACGCGGCCGAGCGTGCCCACCGCGAGCGCGACCATAACCGGCACATGCGCGCGGTGGTCAACGCCCCGCAGTCGTACATCGACCAGGCGCTGCGTTCCCGGGAGATCGAGTGCGCGGGCGAGTTGGGCCTGGACGGCGACGACGTCGAGGAGGCGGACCGTGGACGCCGGTGAGGCCCTACGGGTCATGCTCGTGGCCGCTCTCGCCGTCGTCGGGCTGGCGATCGTGTGCGCCGAGGTGCTGCACGCGCGCGATGACCGCCGCTACGCCGAGGAACTGCGCGAGTGCGAGCTGGTCGCCCAGTCCCGTGACGCCGTGTTGCAGGCCGACCTCGAGCGGACCCGGGCGCTGAACGACTGCGCGTTCGAGGCCGCCGAGCAGCAGCTCGCGCAGTCCGGCCGGCGGCGCCAGATGCCGTCCCGCGATCAGGTTCTCGCGGACGTGTCCTCGGTCACGGGCGAGCACGACCGGATCGAGGACATCCCGGCGATCGAACTGCTCACGTTCGCGGCGATCGTGGACGGCCTGCGCGAGCGGCCGGCAACCCCCGCCGATCCAGGCCAGGCGGGCGGCCCTTTCCAGCGGTGACCGTCCCGTCCTGATCAAGCCCCGGCTGCGCGTCCTCCCCCTCGTCGCGCAGCCGGTAGCCGCGAAGCATCCCGCGGCGAACCGGTCCCGTTCCCGTCCAGCTGGCGGGGCGGGGCCGGGAGGGGGCAACCATCCGATCCGATCCCCGAGGGGGACGCAATGCCCAACCCGTACACCGAGATCGCCGAGCGCTTCGCCCGCGAGACGGCGGCGCACGAGATGAAGGTCCTGCGCGACGACGGGCTGTATCGGCACCTGCGCTTCCAGCGCCCCGACACGTCGTCCTACGCCTTCGAACTGGTCACGGTGCCCAACGCGCTCATCTACCGAGGCGAAGAGAGCTACGTGTTCAGCCGCCTGCGGGACATGTTCGAGTTCTTCCGCAGCCCGGCCGGCCACGTCAACCCGGGCTACTGGTCGCAGAAGCTGACCAGCGACCGCGATTGCGTCAAGAAGTACGACCAGGCACTGTTCGAACGGCTGGTCCGGGAGCACGTCGCCGAGGCGGTCGAGGACAACCCCGAGCTGTCCAGCCTGGCGGACGCGGTGCGCGGGGAAATCCTGGAGTCCGACGAGATCGGCTTCGAGGACGGCGCGCGCGACGCGCTGACGAGGTTCACGTTCTACAAGAACCCGGATGACCGGTGGGACGCCGACAAGCAGCCCGACTTTCAATTCCACGACACGTGGGAGTGGGACCTGCGGGACTACGACCACTGGTTCCTGTGGGCCTGCCGCGCGATCGTCTTCGGGATCACCCAGTACGACGAAGCGCGTGCGTCGGCTCCGGGTGAGGCTGTCGCGGCAAGCCCGATCATGGTGACCGTCGAGCCGGTCGGTGGTGTGCTGTGAGTGACACCGTCACCCGGCCGCTCCTGGCCACGCAGTACGACCCGGACATCGACGAGTGCACCCGCTGCCAGCGTGGCGAGGACGGCTGCGTGTGCGGCCGGCTGCCGTACGTCGAACTGTTCGTCTGGAACGAGACCACGCAGCTGTTCGACTGGCTGTGCAACGTGTGCGGCATCGAGGTCGGCCGCTTCGATCGGATCCATTGCCCCGAGCACGTCCCCGGCGAGCTGAGCGGCCTGGTGATGGCCGAGTGCTGGAGCGAGGGCCCGCAGCACCCGCGCGTCTGGTATCCCAACCAGGACAACGGCTACGGGCATCCGTGCCCGTTCTGCATGCTCGCGCAGGCCACTGAGGCGCACGAGGGCCGCGAGCACGCCCGGCACGGCGCGTGGCGCCGATGGTCGGTCACGCACAAGGCCGCGCACTGGCTGAGCCGGGCGCGTCTCGTGCAGTGCACGTACCGGTCCGGCGGGGCGTGCATGGGCAAGCGCTCGTGCCTGACGGACATCGGCTGGCGGCGGTCGTCGTGACGACCGATCCGTCCGTCCGCGCCGTCACGGTTGCGTTGGGCCTGTGCGCCGATCTCGCCGACGCGCGCCCTGACGCCCCGATCACGATCGCCACTCTCACCAAGACCCACCGCGCCCCGCGCATCCCCGCGGCAGCCGGGCGGGGCGGTGTGACGCTGACGGTGCTTTCCGACGCCGTGTACGTCACGGTCGCGCGCCGGGGCGACACGCGCACGCTGTGGGCGGTCGCGGTGCCGTTCCCGCGCGCGGCGGGCAGCCCGTCGGTTCCGGACGTCGAGCGGATCGGGTCGCGCGCGTACCGGGCGACGCTGGGCGCCGACCTGGAGGCCGCGCTGCTGGTCGCCCGCGAGCAGACGGGAGCGGCAGCGTGACGCTCATTGATGCGAACGAGCAGTTGGAGCTCGCGGTCGAGGTGCGTCGCGCTCCTTCCCCGAAGATCAGAGGGCCGCTTAGCGAAGTCAGCGACCTGGCAGCCGGAACTGCCGCAGAGCACCTGGTGTGCGCCGACCTACTACTGGTGGGCTATCTGGCGTTTCTGGCTGACCAAAACTGCCCATATGACGTAGCTGTCGATCTAGGCGCACGACTTGTCCGTGTCCAGGTCAAATCAACGCGCAACTTGCGACGCATTCCCCGCGGGGAGCAGCTTCTCGCGCCGGTCTATTCCTTCACGGTCAAGCGCGCTAAGGGCGCAAAGCGACGTTATGCGCCAGGCGAGTTCGACGTATTGGCCTTGGTGGCTCTCGATATACGCACGATCGCCTACCTCGGCCCGAGTCAGCACCGGCAACTCGTGCATATCAAGCCGCCTGGGACGCAGGGCGGTAAGCAATTCAAGGAATTTCCGTTCGATGCCGCGATCAGGGAGGTGCTTTCGGCATGAGCCCCCGCGAATACTACGCCGACGAGCAGGTGCGGCTCATTCTCGGCGACGCGCTCGAAGGGTTGCGCGAGATGCCGGACGAGTCCGTGGACTGCATCGTCACCAGCCCGCCGTATTTCGGCCTGCGTGACTACGGCGTCGACGGGCAGTACGGGCTGGAGACCTCCCCCGCCGAGTATGTCGAGACCATGCGCGCCGTGTTCGCCGAGGCTAAGCGGGTGCTCGCCAAGGACGGCACCTGCTGGATCAACATCGACGACTCGTACAGCGCGGGAGGCCAGGGCGGCAACCGCGGCGGCAACCTCACCGGGGGCGATCACGACCACGTCGCGCGACCCACTCGCGTCCCCGGATACGGGCCCAAGAACCTGCTGCTCGTTCCCGACCGGCTGCGCATCGCCCTGCAAGACGACGGCTGGAACGTGCGCAACAAGGGCATCTGGCACGTCACCAACTCGATGCCGGAATCCGTCACCGACAGGCTTTCCCACTGCTACGAGAGCGTGGACCTGTTCACCAGGTCGCAGCGCTACTGGTTCGATCTCGACGCGATCCGGGAGCCGCACAGGGCGCCCGAGCGGATCGCGGGCGCAAGCGCTTTCCGTGCGCGCAATGCGAGCCTGCCGCGCACCGCGACGGCGCCGTACGCGGGACCGAGCGCGCGGGGGCGTAATCCCGGCGACGTGTGGGCGTTCGGCACGCGGCCGTATCCCGAGGCGCACTTCGCGGTGATGCCGGTCGAGTTGGCGCTGCGCTGCATCAAGGCTGGCTGTAAGCCCGGCGGCACTGTGCTCGATCCCTTTTCCGGGTCCGGAACTACCGGCGAAGCGGCGCGCAAGCTCGGCCGCCGGTACATCGGCATCGACCTCAGCGAGGACTATCACCAGCTCGCGATCAAGCGGTTCGCGCAAGGCGTCTTGGACTTCGGGGCAGGTGCCGCGTGAACCGCCCTCGGTACACCGACGCCCTGGGTGACCGTCTGCTCGCCACGGTGCGCGACGCGTACGCCGACGCCGACCCGGTGCCCCCGGGGCTCGCCGAGCGGTCCGTCTCCGCGCTCGACCTGCGCGCGCTGACCGTCCGTCAGCCCTGGCTCGACGCGATCATCACCGACGACACCGATCCGAAGCGCACCGAGAACCGGACGACCCGCACGCACCGCCGCGGGCTGGTCCTGTTGCACGCGGGCAAGAGTTACGACCTGCGCGCCGTAGAGCGCCCGGTGATGGGCCGCTGGATGGCGCGCACGGGCGCGTTCCGGCTGCGCGCGCCACTCGGCTCGATCCTCGGCCTCGCGCAGATCACCGACTGCCATGAGGCGGCCGGCTGCTGCGCGCCGTGGGGCGAGCCGGGGCCGGGTGTCTTCCACTACACGCTCGACCGTGTGCGCCGACTGCCGCAGCCGGTGCCGTGCAAGGGCGCGCTGGGGTTCTGGCGCCCGCCGCAGGACGTGCTCGACGCCGTGGTCGGGCAATTGGCAGGTGCATCGTGACCGGCCGCATCGTCATCCCATCCACCGGTTGCGCACAGCCCGCGCTTGACGCGCTGTTCCCCCAGTCCCCCGCCGCGGCTCACCCCGCCTCTGCCGCGGCGGCCCAGACCCCTTCTCCCGCGCTCGGGCCGCACCCTGCGCGGGGGGAGGGAGCCACTCGCCGGCCGACCGCGCGCATGACCGAGGCGGCGTGGACCGCGAAGATCCGCGAGACCGCCGCGTACTACGGGTGGATCACGTACCACACGCACAACTCGAAGTTCTCCGAGCGCGGCTGGCCCGATTTTGTCCTCGGCCACCCACGCCGGCGCCGCACGATCTTCGCCGAGCTCAAGACCGAGACCGGGCGCCTTAGCGACCCGCAGCGCGCCTGGCTCACCCACCTGACGGCGTGCGGATTCGAGACCGCGCTGTGGCGGCCCAGCGACATGGGCACGGTCGTCGCGGTGCTCGGCCCGCGGCAGCGCGCTACCCGGTGGGAGCCGAGATGACCGCCGTGCAGATCGACGCGATCGGCCCGTTCGCCGGCCCGGGCGGCTGGGGAGTGGCCGCACGCGAACTCGGCCTGGTCGAGTTGGGGATCGAGCTCGATCCCTGGGCGTGCGCTACCCGCGCCGCCGCTGGGCACCTGACCGTGCGGGCGGACGCCGCGGCGTTCCCGCTGGAGCGGCTGGCGCAGCGCCGCATCCCGGGACTGATCGCCAGCCCGCCGTGCGGCACGTTCTCCATGGCCGGCAAGGGCGAGGGCCGCGGCGACATGCAGCTGCTGCACCAGGCCCTGGACGACCTCGCCGCCGGACGCGACACCCGCGCGCAGCTCGCCGCCGCATGCTCGGACCCGCGCACGCCGCTGGCCGTCGAGCCGCTGCGTTACGCGCTCGCGCTGCGCCCCGAGTGGATCGCGCTGGAGCAGGTTCCGGCGGTGCTGCCGCTGTGGGAGCACATCGCCCGCATCCTGCGCGCCCTGGGCTATTCGGCGTGGACGGGGGTGCTGCAAGCCGCGGACTACGGCCTCGGGCAGATGCGGCGGCGCGCCGTCCTGATCGCGTCCCGCGTGCGGGCGGTGCGGGCCCCGGAGCCGACGCACGCCGAAGCGCCCGCGCGGCACCTGTTCGGGGCGCCGCTGGAGCCGTGGCGCAGCATGGCCGGCACGCTCGGCTGGGGCTACACCCGCCGCCCCTCCCCCACGGTGACCGGCGGCGGGACGGCCACGGGCGGCGCGGAGCCGTTCGGCAACGCCGCCCGCAAGGCGATGCGCGCCGCGATGGCCGAACCGGGCCTGTGGCTGCCCAAGCGGGACGGGGCGGACTCGCGCACGGCCAGCCACATGCACCTCGGCCCCGGGGATGCGGCGCTACTGCAGGGGTTCCCGCCGCGGTACCCGTTCCAGGGAAACAAGGGACAGGTGGCGCTTCAGATCGGCAACGCCTGGGGCCCGCCGACTGCGATAGCGGTTCTCGGCGCCGCCACGGGGATCGACTGGCGGCCGGTCGTGGCCCGCTATCGCAGCGATATTCCGGCGGTGGCTGCATGAAGCCGTACAAGAACATCAAGGCCGACGGCGTCACCTATAGCGAACACAGATACCTCTGGGAGAGGGCTAACGGCCCGATACCGCCCGGCTATGTCGTTCACCACATCAACCACAATAAGAGGGACAACCGGCTGGAGAACCTCCAGCTGATGACCCACGAAGAGCACTCCCGGCACCACGACGACAAGCACGCCCGGATCAAGGCGTGCGTCGTTTGTAAAGCTGAGTTCGAGCCCAACGCGACCAAGAGGGCGCGCCAACAGACCTGTTCGCCGACGTGCCGCAATGAGCTGGTATCCGCGAAGGCCTGCCAGAGGTATGCCGGGATCGACCCCCTTACCCGGCAGGCGGCAGATCACGTCCGGGCCCTAGTCCGGGCCGGTATGACGCGCGCGGCAATTGCGGGAGCCGCGGAGTTGTCGCAGACCGCGGTGACGGCGCTCGTGTCTGGTAAGACCAGGCGCATGTCGGCCGAGCTCGCCGACCGGTTATTAGCAGTCAAGTTCACGCCCGTCGGCCACGCGGTGATCGACGGTCTGGCTTCTCGCCGTCGCGTCCAGGCGCTCATGGCGGCGGGCCATTCGCTGACTGCGATCCGCAGCGCATCTGGCGGGAAGCTGTCGCCTTCCGCGTTAAAGGACCTTCTCGCGGCGCAGCGTGGAGTGCGGGTCCACGTCGCCGAGCTGGTTCGCGATGTATATGACGTCCTTGCAACTGCCCTCCCGCGCGGCGATGTAGGTGGGTTGAAGGCACGCAATCGTGCCGCGCGGAACGGGTGGGGCCCTCCGTCCGCATGGGCGGGCGCGGATATCGATGATCCCAGCACTGTCCCGCTCGCCGCGCATGTCCTGTCGGCCGCAACAGGCGTCCCGGCCGCGTCACGCGATCTGGCTTTGGAAACGGTCGCCGCATGACTGGAATACCCACGCCTGATGACGCGGCCCTGTAGTCGCCGACCTGCCGATTCGCCCGCAAACGACCCCAGGAAGCAAGTGCCCGAATGGAAGCAACCGAAGTAGCCGACGACCTGCTCACGCAGGGCTGGGTCGCACCCGCCGCGGTCGGTCCCGACCCTCGGGATTTCGAGCGGGCGATCTCGTTGACGATCGCTCAAGCCAACGTGATTCACGAGCGCGACGAGACGATCACGGACCTGCGCCGGCGGTTGGCGGCCGCCGAGAAGGAGCGGGACGAGGCCGTCGACGCGGGGTTCCGCGAGCGCTCGACGCGCATCCGGACCGAGAAGGTCAACACCGAGCAGCGCGGGCGCCTGGACGCGCTGACCCGCGCGAACCACAGCTACGGCCACGGCCGCCGCTCGTTGGCCGGTCGTTTCGGGTCGTGGGCGCGGTGAGCAGCAAGGTCCGCGCCGTGTCGGGGCCGGCGCCCGGGTTCGTCAAGACGCTGCGGGATGCGCGGGTCGCGGCGGGTGTTACGCAGGACGAACTCACGGCCCGGCTCGGCTGGGGCCGTTCCCGGCTGCACGAGTACGAGAGCGCGGTCCGGGCGATCGCGCCGAGGCAGTTGGAGCGGTGGGCGGCCGAGCTGGGCCTTCAGATCGTCGCGGTGCCGGCCGAGGCGGGCGACGCCTCGTGATCACCGGTTCGGATTACCTGCTGCGCGGCGAGGTCGTGACCGTTACCGCCGCCTGGAACGGGACCCGCAACCCGGAACTGCCAAGGCCGCAAGCCCTGCTGCCGCTGGTGCGCCTGAAGGCGACTTCGCCGCGCAACGTCCGGATCGAGGACCCGCAGACCCGCCAGTGCACCATCCGGCCGTTCCGGGGCCTGCGCCGGATCCCCGAGCCCGAGCCGGCGTGGGAGCAGCCGGTGCTCGGCGAATGCGGCGACGGGTACGGCTGGCAGTCAGCCGCCCGCCGCGTCGAGACCGTGCCTATCGCAGGGGGTGTCCTGTGACGCACTACTGGAGCGCCCGCGAGACCCGCGTATGGCGTGTGGCGGTCGGCGTCGTGTCGCTAGTCGACGTTGCGCTGTTCGCGCTGCGCGGGTCGCCGTGGTGGGCGGTCGGGTTCGCGCTGGCCGGGGCGGTGGGCGTCGCGGGCACCACGTGGCTGCTGCGCAAGGCGCGGGACGGCGGTGAACGGTGAGCCGTGAACTGCGCCGCAACGCCACACGCCTCGACGAGCTCGGCGAACTGCTCAAGGCGCGCCGCGGCGTACGCGAACTGTCGTTGCGGGATGTCGCCGCCGAGACCGGCATCGGTACCAATGTGCTGCACCGTGTCGAGCACGGGGGCGTCCCGAGCGTGCACGACTTCTTCATCCTGGCGCGCTGGCTGGACGTGCCGGTCTCCTGGTTCGAGGCGGCGCAGCGGGAACCGGAGGCGAACGCGTATCAGCGCGGGTGGGACGACTGCGTGGCCACGGTCACGGCGGCGCTCAAGCGGGGTGACGCGCCGTGATCGGCCTCGGTGCGCGTATCGCCGCAGCCCGCAAAGCCGCCGAACTGAGCCAGGCCGTTCTCGGCCACCGGCTCGGAGTCGGGCGGACCGCGGTCTCGTACTGGGAGACGGACAAGCGTGAACCTGGGCTCGCCGAGCTGATCGCTCTCGTGCGCGAGCTCGGCGTCACCCTCGCGCACCTGGCCGGGACGGACACGACCGAAGCGGAGTCGTACTGGGTCGGCTGGCGCGCCGGATGGTTGGCGTGCGCCGAGAACGCACGGGCCGCGGTAGTGCTCGACCCGGCACGGTTCCCGCCGCGCGACCAACGGGACGCGGCCGGGGCGCCGGACACGGAGCCGGAGTGGATGCGGGCCCTTCACGAGCGCCAGGTGCGGGGTGAGTCGCGATGACCGCGTTCCTGTGGTGTGCGGCTTTCGGCGTGTGGCTGCCGAGTCAGTTGCTGTGGCTCACGGGCCGTATTCGCACCTACGTGTCGTGTGGACTGGACGCGATCGCTGAGGGGTTCGCGTCGGTCGCGGCGATTGCCGGCGGTGAGTTCTTCTCGGCGTCGTGGTTCGCCGGTCTGTGCGCGTGGTCGCTGTACATGTGGTGGCACCGGGGTGGTGGGGATGGCATGCGGCGCCGGATGCGCGCGGTGCGCTCCGTATTCCGGGGGGTTCGGCGTACCGCGCCGGTGGCCGCCCCGTGACGCCCCGGTGCCCGCGCTGCGGCGCGGCGGTGCTGGACGGGTCAGGCGATGCGCCGCCAGTCAAACTGCGTGTCACGCCGGATGTCGAGCTCGTCCAGGTCGGCCTCGGTGAGCACGCGCAGGCTGTCGAGGTCCAGCGGGTTGACCGCAATACCCTCGGCGGTGAAGGCGTACGGCTCTGGTTCGCCGTTGCGCGGTTCGCCGGTCAGGCCGGGGACGAACGCGACCGCCGGGACTCCGCGCATCGTGAGCGCGAAGCCGTGGAAACGCAGGTGCAGGAAAAGCGGCTCGGGCACAGGTCAGCCCGCCGCAGGGTCGCCGAAATCGTCCGCGTCAAGGCCAGCGGCGGCCAGCTTCTCGCGAACCTTGCGGATGCTCGTAGTAGTCGGTTCGCGCAACGGCTCGACACCGTTCTCTCGGGCCATCTGACGGATGGTCTCGGCCGACTTCTCGGTCCTACGCACGATCACAGCGGGACGAACGCCAGCCCGAATGGCTACCGCGACGGCTTCGGCGAACTCGGCGCGCTTACGCTTCTCGGCCTGCTCGGCCTTGCGCCATGCGGCGAGCGCCGCCATAACCGGAGCCATTCGCGGGTCGTCGGGGTCGATGCGCGCCATGCCGTCATCGTGCCACATGCCATTTGCGATGTGCAGGCCACCTACCTGCGAAGTCTTGTCGCTGGCGCATTGGTCAGCGAATCTGTCACGGTCCATGAGGTCTACTGTACAGACCAAACGACTTGTGGCAAAGTGGCTACCGGAAGGCTCGCAACAAAGCGGCCTCCGGAGGCGTCGGAAGCGCCAACCGGAGGCCTGAACCCGCACCTGCGCATACAGGAGACGGATCTGATGGCCCAGTCTACGGGCGCCCGCTTCGGGGGTCTCGCGTGAGCACGCAAACGACCCTCATCGAACTCGGCGACATCCGCGCCACCCCGGACTTGGACACGTACGACGTGATCCTCGTCAACTCCAGCGCGGGAAAAGACTCCCAAGCGATGCTCACGCACCTGGTCGAGCGCGCCGACGCCGAAGACGTGCCTCGCAGTCGGATCATCGTGGTCCACGCCGACCTCGGGCGCGTGGAGTGGGAAGGCACGCGCGAACTCGCCGAGCGTCAGGCCGCCGCGTACGGACTGCGGTTCGAGACCGTCGCGCGCACCGAGGACCTGCTCGACCAGATCGTCACCCGCCACAACACGCTGCGGGCGAAGGGTGACACCACGACCCCCGCGTGGCCGTCGAGTCAGGCCAGGTACTGCACCTCCGACCAGAAGACCGCCCAGGTCGCCAAGCTAATGACGCGGCTCGCCGACGAACACCGGCGCACGCATCCGGAACGCCCGATCAGGATCCTGAACTGCCTCGGCATCCGGGCCGCAGAGTCCCCGGCGCGGGCGAAGAAGACGCCGTTCGGGCCGGACACCGCCGCATCCAACGGGCGGCGCATCGTGGACCGCTGGCTGCCGATCTTCGACTGGTCCTCGGGCCAGGTCTGGGAGACGATCCGCCGCTCGGGCCTGCCGCACCACCCGGCCTATGACGCCGGGATGCCGCGCCTGTCATGCATGTTCTGCGTCCTGGCCGGGCGCAAGGAACTCGTGTTGTCCGCGCGCCTCAACCCGGCCATGGCCCAGGAATACCTGGCGGTCGAGCGACTGGTGGGCCACAGCTTCAAAGCCGACCTGTCCATGGCCGAGATCGTGGCGGCCGCCTCCCCCGCGCCGATCGGAGCCTGACATGCCTGCCACTGTCCGCCGCACGTTCACGGCACCCGACACGCTCCCGAACGTCGTGCTCATCCAGGCCGAGGCGCTGTGGGCCGCCGCCACGGACGACGCCGACGACCGCCTCGCCGACCTGCTCGGCCTCGGCCCCGGCGACGGGCACGACGAACTGACGCGCTGCCAGGCGCCCGGCTGCGGCGCCTGGCTCTGGGCCGACGAGGGCGCGGACCTGGTGTACGAGTCCGGCGCCAGCCTGCGGATGTGCGAGGCGCACGCCGTACCGGACGACCCCGGATGCCGCGTGTACCCCGGCGTGGGCCTGGAGGCGCGCTGGCGCGAGGCCGAGGACGCCGCCCGGTCCAAGCGGCTTCGCGAGACCGGCAGTCCGTGGTGAACCCCCGACATACCGGCACGGCTCAAGCGCCGGCCCGCGACCCAACCCCTCAATCCATCCTCGGGAGAGCAGCAAGCACATGGCACGTAACCACGGCAGGATCCTCGCCTCGACCTGGGCGCCAGGGTCGGACTTCCGCACGCTCGATCGCGGACTTCAGGGCATGTACTTCTTCCTGCTGTCGCAGTCGAACCTGAATCACGCCGGGCTCTTGCAGATCACTCTGCGCAAGTGGGCGGCCTGCGCGCACGGTGAAACCCCGGACAGCGTCGAGAAATCGCTGATCGCCCTGCACGACCGGCGCTACATCGTCATCGACTGGGACACCGAGGAGTTGCTGATCCGCACCCTCGTGCGCAATGACGGAATCTGGAAGCAGCCGAAGGTGATGCTCGCCATGGTCGCCTGCGTCGAGGAGATCGAATCGCTCGCTCTGCGCCGGGCGCTTCTGGCTGAGCTGGAGCGGCTGCCGCTCGAAGAGTTGAAGGACGAGCCCGGGGAGCGTGGCGGACCCTCGGTGCGGCGCCAGGTCGAGAACTGCATCCGCGCCGTGCGGGCGCTCGTCCCGGAACCCGATGGATACCCTTCCCCGGACACATCGGGAAGGGTATCCGATACCCATACCGATACCCCATCGGAAACCCTTCCCGATACCCATGCCGAAGGGTATCGGGAAGCCTCTACGCGTGCGCACGCGTCCACGCGTGACGCGCGTTCCCCTGCCCCTGCCCCTGCCCCTGCCCCTGCCCCGAACCCTTCCGCGGCTGACGCCGCGGCGCCGGGGCCGGATGCACTGTTCGGCGTTCCCGGGATCGAGGGTTCAGGCGTCGAGGAAGAGCCCGAGCGAAACGCTGGCTCCCTTGTTGCCGAATGGATCGAATCGCGCCCCAACGACCGGCCGCCCGGCCGGGTTATCGGCCGCGTCGGCAAAGAGCTGCGAATCCTGCTCGAAGAGGACCACATCCCGTACGACATCGTCCGCGACGGGTTCATGGCATGGGACCGCAAGGGTTCCGACCCCTCGGCGATCTCCTCGTTCGTCAACGAGGTCCAGGGCGCGAGGGCACGGGGACGACTGCCCGGACAGCGGCCGTCCACCACGACTCGGATCGTGGATCAGGGCGTGGACCTGATCCGCAAGATGGCCGCTGAGGACGGCGTCGACCTCGGGACGCTGATCAGCGTGGACTTCAGCCAGCGGCGGGAGTTGACGGCGTGAACCGCATCGAGGCCGGGGTGCTGCTCACGTACATCGCCCGCGTGGATCACCGCACCTGGGGCCAGGACGACGCGGAGGCGTTCGCGGATCTGCTCGACGACGTGTCGCTCGCGGACGCGACGTTCGCGGCGCGGGAGCACTTGCGCGAGGAGAACACGTGGCTGACTCCGGCGCTGATTCGCCGCCGGGTGTTGGAGAGCCGCCGGCAGTTGCCCGCCGCGACGTGGTGTGGCCGGTGCAACGAGCGCACCTGGTGGCTTGAGGATCCGGAGACCCGCAAACCGCTGGTGCGCTGCCCGAACTGTCACCCCCTGAACCGGAAGGCCGGCGCGTGAACGACTGGAGCGACGACGAGGTGCATGGCCGGGCGCTGCCGCACGACGCGGACGCGGAGCGCGCGGTGCTGGGGGCGATGCTGCTCTCGAAGCACGCCATCGACGAGGTGGCGGAGTTGCTCGATTCCTCGGATTTCTACGCACCGGCCCACGAGAAGATCTTCCTCGCGGTCCTCAAGGTGCACGCCGACGGCGCTCGGCCGGACGCGGTGACCACGGCGCACGAGCTGGAGCGGCGCGGGGAGCTGAAGCGGATCGGCGGGGCGCCGTACCTGCACACCCTGATGGGGTCGGTGGTCACGCCGGGCAGCGCCGGACACTACGCCGAGATCGTGCGTGCGCACGCGGTGCGCCGCCGAATGATCGAGGCGGGTACGCGGATCGTCGCGATGGGCTACGCGACGGATGATCCGGCGGATCTGGCGCTGATCGTGGACCGGGCGCAGGCGGAGGCGAACGCGCTGGGCGAGCACGGGAGCCGCGTAGAGGATCCGTCGAACGCGGAGGTGTTCGACGGACTGCTTGACAAGATCGACAAGGGTGTGCCGCTGGGCGTGGCGACCGGGTTCCGGGACCTGGACGACCTGACGGGCGGTCTGCAACCCGGGCAGCTGATCATCATCGCGGCCAGGCCATCCCTGGGTAAATCAACCCTTGGACTGGATTTTCTTCGGAACATCTCGATCAGGGACCGCGTCCCGTCCGGGATGTTCTCCCTGGAGATGAACCGCGAGGAGTTGATCCGGCGCGGACTGTCCGCCGAGGGCGGCATCAACCTGCACCACCTCGCCCCGGGGCGGATGACGGAGGACGACTGGGCGCGGGCGGCGCGGGTGCGCGAGCGCATCGTCACCGCGCCGGTGTTCATCGACGACGCCCCCGACCTGACGATGATGCGTATCCGCACCAAGGCCCGGCGCATGGTGCAGAAGCACGGCGTGCGGCTGATCGTCGTGGACTACGCGCAGCTGTTGAGCTCCGGTAGCACGCGCAGGCACGAGAACCGGCAGACCGAGGTATCGGAGATCTCCCGCGGTTCGAAGCTGCTGGCGAAGGAGCTGAACATCCCGGTCGTTTTGATCGCACAGCTCAACCGCGGCCCGGAGCAGCGTGCGGACAAGCGCCCGATGGCGTCCGACCTGCGCGAGTCCGGGTCATTGGAGCAGGACGCCGATGTCATTATCCTGATTCACCGTGAGGACGCCTACGAGCGCGAATCTCCGCGCGCTGGCGAGGCGGACCTGATCGTCGCGAAGCATCGTAACGGCCCCACGGCAACGATCACCGTCGCGTTCCAAGGTCACTACGCTCGCTTCGTAGATATGGCAGAGAGCTGATATGGACGCCCCAGCCGCCACCCCGACCGTCGAGGACTTCCTCGCGGAGGCCACGCAGCGCCTCGACGCCCTAGCCGACCAACCGCTATCCCCGGCCGAGTTCGAGCTGTGGCGGATCACGGCGCACCTGACCGCCGCGCTGCGGATGCTCGCCGAAACCGGTCGGGAACTCGCCGAGACGGCGGACGTCGAGCGATGACCCATCCCCTGCCGCCGCGCCTGTCCGACCACGCCCCGCAGCCCCCAGCGACGGCACTGACCTGCACGAACGCCCGATTCCAGCCTACCGACCCGAACGGAGATCGGCAGTGAGCGACAACAACGGAAGCGGCGGCGGGATCAGCCTGGTCGGCGCCCTCGGCCTGCTGTTTATCGGCCTGAAGCTCGGCCACGTCATCGACTGGTCCTGGTGGCTGGTGACGCTGCCGCTGTGGGGCGGTGCCGCGCTCGTCGTCGCGATTCTCGCGGTGGTCGTGGCGGGCGCCGGGGTTGGCGCGGCAGTCAAGAGCGCCGGGCGCCGACGCGACATCCGGTCCGCACGAGCACGGGGCGCCGTGTCCGGCCGCCGCGTATCGATCGGCCAGCGCAAAGACACCCGATAGCCACCACAAACCCTGACCTGCATCGACACCTGGCCGCACGGCCGGAAAGGAACCTCATGAACGACACCAGCGCGACCGCGACCGGGCCGCACAAGCCCGAGATCAAGCCCCCGTACGTCCTGAAGTTCAACCAGCCCGACCCCACCGAGCTGCGCCGCAGGCTGCTCGCCCAGTGGGACGACCTGGCCAACGAGTCCGGGGCGAAGCCCGAGGCCGGCGGCCTGGACCGGTTCGAGGGCCTGGCGATCGCCGGGGACTTCTCATTCCTGCTGGCCGCGATCCTGCGCCGCGCCGAGCAGTACGAGGCCATGGACCACACGGTCGAGGAGCCGGAGCCGTTCGTGGACTGGCTGGCCCGCACGATCGGGCTGGTGCTCGACACCGGGCTGGACTGGCTGGAGGGCGCCAACGACGACCTGCTGCACGACGACGAGCCGGCCGCTGACGAGGCCGAGACCGAGCCGCAGCCGCAGATCGAGGGCCAGGGCGTGCTGCCGGTCGAGACCGCCGGGAGTGCGACGTGACCAGCCCCCTCCCGGACGCACGCCTCGCCGAGGTCGAGCAGTTCCTCGACGTGTGGGATGCCGCCCCCGTCCACCGCACCCAATACCGGGACGTGATCAGCAGCCAGAAGTCCGGCGACCCCGAGGGCGGCCGGAAGCTGCGGGCCACGGCGCTGCGCGAACTGCTCGCCGAGGTCCGGCGGCTGCGTGCCGAGGTCGAGCGGTTCCGCGACACCCTGGCCGACAACCGGCTGGGTTTCGCGCTCGCCGCAGTCCGCATGATCGCCACCGGGTCCGTCACCGCCGATGCCGACCTGCTGCGCCGAGCGATCCTCGAGCAGCTGGCGCCGTTCGGCAGCAACCCGCAGCCGGAGGCGACGCCGTGACCGACACGCTGCCCGTCACGCGCCCGGCCACCGCGCTGGGCTGGGCGCCCCCGTTCACCGACACCCCCGACGAGATCTCGGCACGGCGCGAGGCGGCGGCCGAGGCGCACCTGTGGCACCGGCAGCAGACCACCGCGCAGCGGCGTGAAGCCGAGGCGTGGGACACAGCGATCCGCGACGGGCTCGCGGAACTGGGCGCGGCGTGAGCGGCCCGCTGGCGTGCGCCCTGGTCTCCTGCGGCGCGATCGAAGACGTCCGCTGGTTCCTGCCGGGCCCCAGATGCCCACAGCACACGCCGTCCAAGCTTGCCGGCCAGCCCGAACCCGACGCGCTGCTCGCCGAACACCGGCGGCGGATCGCAACCACCAAACCCGAGGAGAACTGATGGACCTGCGCACCAAGATCCTGGCCGCCGCGTTCGACGCCCTGTCCGAATTCGCCAGCGACGTGCACGACGCCCTGATCGGCGAATCCCGCACCAGCGAAGAGCCCGAGCAGCCCCGCGAGCACCCCGACGCCCCCGCCGCCGCGGCCCGCACCTGGCGCGGCACGTTCGCCTCCGACGTGAAGGTCGGCGACCTGATCGCCGTGGACGGCCGGTACTTCAAGTCCGAGCCCGGCCGCCGCGCGCTGCGCATCACGGGCAGGCGCGAGGGCGAGCACGCGGGCATGTTCGGCGGCACGGCGCAGGCGATCACGCTGCTGTTCGTGGACCTGGACACGGACCGCTCGGAGTCGATCACGGTGTCGCCGTCGGCGGCGCTGGAGATCGCGGTGGAGGTCCCGGACTCGGTTCCGGCGGACATGGACGGTCAGCGATGAGCGGGGAGGCCGAGCACCTGCTGCACCCGCGCCCCGCAGCCGACCAGCTGCGCGCGATCCTCGAAGGCGCCGAGCACGCCGACGGCGGCGAGATCGCGGCACTCGCCCGCGTCGTGCTGGCCGAGTGCGACGACCTGCGCGGGCGGATCGGCAACGCCCGCGCGGAGATCGCCCGGCAGGACGTGGCCGCGACCAACGCCATGCGCCCCGGCTCCGGGGACGTGTGCGACGCGCTCGCCGCAGTCGAGACGCACCTGGTGGACCCCGAGTACCGGCCCGACGCGGCGCCCGCCGGTCTCCCCGAGGAGTCCATCACCGAGGTCGGCTTCGACCGGACACTCGCGGAAGGCGTCCCGGTTCGGATCACCACCGAACCGTCCGCGCTCGATCGCGACGAGACGCGCCAGTGGCAGTGGGCCGAGTGCGTGTCGTGGAACGCGCCCGACACCGTGATCGTCCCGATCAGCCTGCCGGCCGCGAACGGCGACGTGGACGCCGAACTGGTCATGGACACGGCGCAGGCAGCGCTGCTCGGCGAGATGCTGACCGACGCCGCGAAGGGCGGTGTGCGATGAGCGGGGCGCGTCACACGGCGCTCGGGCTCGGCGCGATGGCAGCCCGCAACGGCAGCGCGGCGCGGCGGGCCGTCGCGGTCAAGGCGCGGTTCACCGACGACGGCGACGACTGGCGCGACGAGGCCGCGTGCCGCGACGTCGAGGACAAGAACCTGTTCTACCCGATCAGCTACACCGGCGGCCCGGCACTTCTCCAGGTCGATGAGGCGAAGCGGATCTGCTTCGACTGCACCGCCCGCGCCCGCTGCCTCGCGTTCGCACTCGAGTCCGGGGACGACCACGGGATTCTCGGCGGCACCACGCCCGAGGAGCGCAAGGCGATCAAGCGGCGCGATGCCCGAACCCGGTCAAAGCAGGTGTCGGCATGAGCGGCGGCGTCACCCTCAAGAAGTGCAAGAACTGCGGCGAAGAGTTCGGCCGCAACTGGAACGAGGGGCACTCGCTCTTCACCCTCCGCGAGTACTGCGGGGCCAGATGCCGCAGTGCGGCTGGCGTGACCGCATGCGCGGTCGCAACCTGCCCCAATCGGAGTTCCAGCTTCGGCTTATGCGATGGCCACTACCAGCGGATGCGCACGACCGGGGTCGTTGGCGGTTACCTGCAGGGCCAGGACCCCGATGCGGTCCCGCGTCGGTTCTGGTCGAAGGTCGAGACTTCGGCCGGCCCTGATGCCTGCTGGCCGTGGACAAAGCAACTCAACAACAAGGGCTACGGCGTTTTCCGGATCTACTTCACGGGATCCAAGCGAGGCACGAAGGTGCTCGCCCATCGGTATGCCTTCGAGCATGCCACTGGCGAGGACATCGCAGGCAAGAAGCTGCTGCACAGCTGCGATAACCCGCCGTGCTGCAATCCGCGACATCTGCGCCCTGGGTCCCAAGCGGACAACATCCACGACGCGATGGCGAAGGGTCGGCATGTGCCGCCGCCGGTTCTTCGCGGAGAGCGCAACCCGCTGGCCCGCTTAAGCGAGGCGAAGGTCAGGGAGATCCATGCGCGTCTCGCGGATGGCGAACTTCAGGAATCCATAGCCGCGGCGTTCGGCATTAAGCAGACGACCGTGAGTCACATCAAGCTCGGCAAGTCGTGGGCACATCTGCATCCCGACGAGAAAATCCGGCAGCTGTCCCGCCAGCGGCAGGCGCAGCGCGCGAAGGCTGGTGCCGAGTGACCGCCGTCGCGTTCTCCGACGCCCCGCCCGTCCCGGCCGAGCGCCCCCGGCTGACCCCGCGCGAGATCCAGGTCCTCGACCTCGCCGGCGACGGCCTGACCAGCAGGGAGATCGCCAAACGGCTCGGGATCAGCCCGTTCACGGTCAAGACCCAGCTCGCCGCGATCGCGGAGAAGCTCGGCATCGGGGACCGTGCCGCGATGGTCGCCCGCGCCTACCGGATCGGGGTCTTCACGCCGCCGGAGCCGGTGCCGGACGGCCGCGGGGTGCTGACGGCGGAGCAGTTCGCGGTGCTGCTGCTGATCGCGCGGGGTGCGACGGACGAGCAGATCGCGCGGGAGCGCGGGACCTCGGCGGACGTCGCGAAGAGCCGGGTGATCGACCTGCGCCGTGCGCTGTCCGCGCGAAACCGGGCCCATGCGGTGCGCCGGGCGATCGAACTCGGGGTGCTCACGCTCGTGCGCAAGGGCGGCGGGGCGTGAATAGCCCGACGCGAATGGCCGCCGCTCGGCGGCACGGAACCAACGAACCGAAGGACAGATCATGACCGAGACCGAAGCCCTCGCCACGGATACGCCAATCCACTCCCAGAGGGGTGAACTCAGCGAGGGTCGCTCAGTGCTCGCCGACGCGCCAGAGCAAGACCAAGGAACGCGCGCAGAGGCATTCACGCCCGACGCCCGGCCCGCCTGGGCGCACACCCACGCCTGCGGCGCATGGTGGACCGGCAACCGCACCGCGCACTGTGGCGGACCGAAGTGCCATCGCACCTTCAGCTCGATGACCGCGTTCGACCGGCACCAGCGCACCCGGCCCGAGGGCGGCGTCGAATGCCTCGACCCGGCCACCGCCGGGCTCGTGCCGGTCGAGAAGCCCTACGGGACGCTGTGGGCGTGTCCGTCCAACGGCGGCGGCAACCCGCACGCGGTGCGAGGCGACGGCGATGCCTGAGACGCGCGCCAAGGCCTGCACCGGCAAGGCTCGCCACCCCGACAGGGCGACGGCCGAGCGGCACCGCTGGGGCCTGATCCGCAACGGCGCCAGCCCCGCGCAGTACGTGGCGTATCGGTGCAGGTTCTGCGGCTCGTGGCACGTCGGGCACCGGATGCGTGCGAAAGGCATGCGATGAGCGCCATCTGGCTCGCGCTCGCCGCCGCCGCCGGTTTCGCGGCCGGCCACTACCGGCTGCCCGGGCGCCTGTTCGACCGGGCCTACGACGCCGCGACCGGTGACCGCCGGGGGGTCGCGTGGATCGCGGGTGTTCCGCTGGTGCTGCTCGCTCTCGCCGTGCACCCGCGCCGATCGATCCGCTACGCCCGCTCCTGGCGGCGCGCCGACGAACGACTGCCCGCGCCCGAGATCGACCCGGAATGGGGAAAGCGATGAGCCGTCACTGCGTCACCTGCGGCAGGGAATGGGATGAGCAGTCCGCCGCCTACGCCCAAGCCCGCGAGACCGAGGTGCGCGAAATCCGCCGCGCGCAGCGCCGCTACCGGGCCGCCTACTGGCTGGTCGTGCTGCTCGCCGCCGCATCCATGGCCTACCTGCTGTGGGCGAGAACGTGACCCGCCAACCGGCGGTCGAACTGCCGTGCCCGAACGGCGCCGAGCACACGATCCCGGACACCAGCCTGGGCCTGATGGAGTGGGCGTCGAAAATGGCCCGCACGCACGACCAGGTCAAATGCGCGGGCTGCGGGCTCTACCAGGTCTGGGTGCGCCGCCCGCCCGGAGCGCTAGCCCCCTGCTGGCAGTGCGCGCTGCCCAAGGTCGATCCGGCGACGCTCGCTAAGGATGAGGACCCGATCTGCCCGCAGTGCCGGGTCGAGGTGGCCGAACGGGAGGAGGTCGAGCAGCGGGAACGGCTCGCGCGGCGATGGGCGGAGGCGACGTGACCCGCCGCGCGCGCCGCCGTCCGCCGTGGCCGGTCCAGCTGCTCGGCACGCTCGGGGCGATGACGGCAGCGGCGCTCGCGGTCACGGCCGCGGCGCACATGCTGATCGGCGGCCCGTGGTGAAATCAGGACCCGGCGCGCTTCCCGACCCCCACGCCCCCGTCCCGGTCGCGTACTGGCGCTGCTGCGCCGGATGCGCCGCGTGGCTCGCCCACCCCTACGAGCCGCCGCAAGACGCACGCACCTACTGCGGCCCCTGCGACGCGCGCCGCGAAGCAGCATGCGCCGGCTTCGACCCGCGCCCGCACCCCTCGCCCGACGCCTGCGTACGCCGCCACTCGGCGTACGGCTCCTGGGTCGTGCTCGCCCGTGACAAAGACACCCTCACCCTGCGCCGCCTCGGCCTGCCCGACGCGGCTCCCGTCACCGTCCACCTGTCCGACACCTACCCCCGGACCGACTTCAGGCAGAGCCCGTGACCGACACAGCACTCACCAAGCACCGCGCGTACCTGCGCCGCGTCCAAGGCATTCCCGGCTTCGTCCCCTCGCCGCCCGTCGCCGCACACCTACGCGCGCTGCGCGCGGCCGGATGGACCGTCCGGCAGATCAGCGAATGGGCGCAGATCAGCGAAGGCACCCTCTACCGCATCCTCGGCGACGCGCGCCGCAGCGTGCACCACCGCACCGCGACCCAGCTCGCCGCCCTCGATCCCGACCGCGTCCCCCCGAGGACGCGCTGATGGCCGCCCCGCGCGAACGCGACCTGACCGTCACCCTCGACGCCGCCTGGCGCGCCTACGAAAAACACCTGCTCGCCCGCGTCGACGCCGACACGTTCAGCGCCCAGTCCGCCCGCGGCTACCTCGCCTACTCCCGGCGCCTTGTCGACCACCTCGGCCCCGACCGTACCTGCGACAGCGTCGAGGCCGCCGAGATCGTCGAATGGCTCGCGCACTACCGCGTCCAAGGCGCACGGCTGCCGAGCCACGCCCAGAAGGGCGCGGGCCCCGCGACGCTGCGCCACTGCCACAAGTCGGGCAAGGGGCTGTTCGCGTTCGCCGACGCCAACCGGTGGCTGCGCGAGAACCCGATGCGCGACGTCGCGACACCCCCACTGCCGCGCAAGAAAGCCGGCCCCGAACGCGCGGCGCTCTCGCGCCCCGAACTGGAAGCGATGATCGCTGCGGCCCGTACCGGCCACGGCTCCTACCACGGCGACCGCGGCGCGTGGGTGCGCGACGAGATCGTGATCCGGCTGACCGGTGAATCCGGGCTGCGCAACGGCGACGTGCAGAACCTCGACCTGGGCGACATCGAGGCGGAGCCGTCCGGGCACTGGGTGGCGCAGATCCGCCGCGGCAAGGGACGTAAGGCACGTACGGTGCCGCTCACCGACGCCTGCGCCACGCTGATCCGCGACTACATCGACCAATGGCGCCCAGTGCCTGGCGACACTCCTGACCGGTACGACAAGAACCACCACCTGATCAAGGGCGACGCGCAGGCACTGTTGCTCTCGCCGGAGCGGCACCGGTTCAACGCCGCGATGGTGCGCCGGATCGTGGAGCGCTGCGCGCGCTCCGCGCTCGGCCGCCACTACGTGCCGCACGGGCTGCGCCACACCACCGGCACGCTGCTCGCCCGTGAGGCGAAGGCCGACCCCGCGCTGATCGCGCACATCCTCGGGCACTCGGACATTTCGGTGACCTCCGTATACCTGGATACGACCACGGACGAGGCGGCGGCGGCGGTCAACCGGCGCAAGGTCGGCGCGAAAGCCAGGGCGCCGAGGGAGCTGCCGCCGAGCAAGGACGATCCGCGCTGGCCGGAGTGCGGCACCCGGGAGGGCTGGAACCGGCATAAGCGCGAACGGATCCCGAGGTGCGCGCCGTGCCGGATGTGGAAACGCGAGGACGCGCAGCGCGGCGAGGCGCGGGCGCTGGAGCGGGAGTTGACGGCCGCGCGCCGCCGCCTCGCCGCGCAAGAGGTGCAACTCGCGGATCTGCGGGGGCAGTGCGAGCAACAGCGGCGGGTGATCGCCTCACAGGCCCGCGAGATCGAGAGCCTGCGGGCGACGTTCAAGGAAACGGTCGGCCGCGAGCGGATGCCGAAGCTGGCCGCGCGGGAAGCAGCGGCATCGAACGCGTGCGGGAAGCCTTACGGCTACCAGCGGCATCGCCGACTCGGCGAGAGTCCCTGCCGGGCGTGCCTTGACGCGATATCCGCGTACTCGCGCGAGCGGCAGGCGCTGTCCGAGACGGGACGCCCGAAGGGGATATGCCCGGGCTGCGGCCAGGTGCGGTCGGTGGCGGCCAGCGGCGGCATGCGCAAGCACGGGTGCGAGGGCGATGGGCAGCCGCCGCTGGCCGCCACTCAGTTCGACGGACTTCGGGCGGCGTGATGCGGTCAGGAGTCCTTCGGCTTCGCGTCCTTGCCGACCGTTGGCTCGCGGTGTCGATCGATCCCGTTCGCTCGGGCCAGCCGACGGAACACTTCGTCTGTCATGCCGGTGGCCTTCGCGAGTTGGCCGACGGTCATGCCGGCGCGCATCTCCTCTACAGCCGCCGTTTTCACGTCGGGTTCGAGCTTGTTTGCGGCTTCGTAATGCCGCTTGAAGCGGGCGAAGAGGTCCGAGTGCTCGGCGGTGGGTTCGCGAGTGGCCATGGTCCTCATGATTGCACGACGAGTTGGCCAACGAAAAGGGCAACACGGAAGAATCTTGTTGGGCTATGCGTTGGCCTATTGACAGGGCTACGTGTTGGCCTATGATTGGTGTTAGCGGGAGACGCCAAGCCGAGGAGTTGGAAATGACCACGCAGACCGCCTACAGCCAGTGCGACGAGGCGAAGTGCACCAAGAAGGTCGACGCCATCGTGCGCAACGAGCACACCGGCCGCATCGACTTCCGGCTCTGCAGCGGTCACGCCAACATCGCCGAAAGCGTCGGCTACGGCTACGTCGAGCGACTCAGCTACTGAGACCCCCCGCCCGGCCCTTCGGGGCCGGGCATCCTCGCTCGCCCGATCAGAGAACCAACCGGAGGGGACCCCGAGATGAAGCTGCCGATGGACCGCCAGCCCAAGGCGCCGCGCGCCCGCCGCGCCGACAAGCCCGGCCGGTTCGACTCCGCGCAGCGCCGCCGCTTCAACCTCGCGCTGATCGCGGCCCGCGTGAACGCCGCCGCCCGCGTCGTGACCGTCGCCGACCTGCTCGCCGCACGCGGAGCCTCCGCCGGCCTGATCCGCACATACGCCTCGGCCGTGGGCCGCGCCGCCGCGAAGGCCTACCGCGCCGCCACCGCCACCGAACCGCAGCAGGTCGGCCTGGCCGCAACCGCGCGCCGCCTGGTGTGGGGGTTCGGCTACAGCGAGGCCGACCGCGCTCTGCTCGACGCCGTGATCGACGGCTACGAGGTCAAGAGCCCGAAGCGCGCCCGCCTGACCGACCTGATCGGAGCCTCCTGATGACCACTTCCCCGCACGCCCGCGCGTTCGACCTGCCCGGCTGGCCCACCCCGCCCCGCGTGCGCGACATCGCCAAGACGCCCGCGAGCTGGGGGTGGGTGCCGATCTCCACGACGAAGGCGGGCGCCGTCTTCCAGGACGAACTGGGCTACCTGTGGATCGACGGCAACGCGGCCCCCCGCTATCAGCGGTTCGACGAGTCGCACCATGTCCCCGGCGCGTACGCCTACTGGACCGAGGACGGTATCGGCGTGTATGTGCACCCGAGGTCGTACGGCTATCTCGGGAACATCTCGCGGCTGGACATGGAGCCGGACCGGTGGCTGCCGGTGGCGCACGCCGCGTGCGAGCTGCCCGAGTTCGCGAAGGCGAGCGCCTGATGCCCACCCTCTCCCCCGCCCGGCTCGCGGCCCTGCGCGCCGCCGCAGACGGCCGCGTCTTCCGCGGCTACTCCAGCGGCGGCCACCGCATCGTCTGGTGGATCGACCGGTCGCCCGAGCCTCGCAACGTGACGATGACCGCCGAGGTCGAGGAGTTGCTTGAGGCGGGGCTGCTGAAGCCTGGCCCGATCAACGCGGATCTGCGTCTCACCGCCGTCCCGGCCGACGCGGGCCGCGAACTGCTCGATTCCCTCGACCCGGAAGGCCGCTGATGACCACCGCGCAGGAGCGCCGCCTCGCGATCTGGAACCGCATGACGCCCGAACAGCGCGACTACGACCGGTTCGTCGCGGGCGTCATCCCGCAGGGCGCCTCGCGCGCCGCCGAGACGCAGTGGGGCCGTGAAGAGGGTTACGCCCGGCTGCGCGCGATGACCGGCGAGGACTCCTGCTCATGCCACATCAGCGCGCCGTGCTCGTACTGCGAGTCGCTGGCGGAGTGCGAGATCTGCGGCGAGTTCGCGCCGCGCGACGAGATGGCTTACGAGTCGCCCATGACGTGCGTCGCCTGCGACGCCAAGAACGGAGCCTGACATGCCCGAGCGCGTCCGCTCATCGATCGGTGACGACCTCGAACTACTTCTCCAAGCCACCGAGCGCGTCATCAAGACCCAGCACGCCGCCCGGTCCGCGCTCCAACGCTGGATGCGCGTCGGGTTCGTCAAGTGCGGCTGGCTGCTGAACCTGATGGAGGAGCGCGGCATCGTCGGCCCTGCGTGCGGGTCGTCCGCACGCGAGGTCCTGGTTCCCCGCGACCAGTTGAACGCGACGCTCGACGCGATCCACGCCGAGGCTGCCGCCTAACCGGCCCTTCCCCGCCCGAGCCCCGCGCCGGGCGGGGCCACCCGATCCGCTACCAATGAAGGAACACCCGTGAAGCTCACCAAGATGCCCGAACCCGCCGAGATGATGCGGCGGCTCGCAGCCGTCAACAACACGCCCTGGAACATCGAACACTTCTACCCGAAGATCGCGCTGGTGGGCGGTACCGAGCGTTTCGGCTTCGGTCTGCCGCTGCTGTTCGAGACCGCAATCGCGGACGTGTGCGAGGGCGACCCGATTGCCTCGACACTGCGCCTGCAGGTTCCGTCGTGGCTGCGCGCCATCGTGGACGACGGCGAGGTACTCGCGGACGCGCTAGAGGCGTTCGAGCAGGTCTCGGGCGGCGCGTTCTGATGGCCGACCAGACCAACGCCGACGACACTGCCGTGCTGTCCGCGCACCCCGGCTACTCCGCGATCCAGGATGGCATCGACTACCTGGACGGCGCGGGCTGCATGCCCGAGTCGGCGTCGGCGATCCGGCTGCTAGACGCGCAGAACGAGGCGCGCAGGCGGGAGATCGAGCGACTGACCGTCGAGCTCGCGAAGTACACCGGTTGGGAGCCGACCGTCCGCGAAGAGTACGAGCACGCCTGCCTGCAGGTCGAGCGTGCGCGCGGGATCGTCGACGCGTTCGCACGCGGGCCGCAGCTCGCCGTCAACCAGTTCCTGGCCGACCTCAAGCGCGCCTTGGAGATCTGATGCCCGACAACGCGGCGCCCGGCGCCGATGACGAACTGCACGAGATCCTGCACGGCGAGTACGCCTGCACGCGCTCATGGGAGGCCTGGCAGTACGGCACGATGACCGAGGCCGACTTCACGCCGATGGGCGAGACCGAGATCGTCGCGGACCTGATCGCGTGGCGGGATGCCGCAGTCGCCTCCGTAAAGGCCGATCTGGCCGAGGCGCGCGAGGGCCTTAACGCCCTGGGCAATCGTGCCCGCCGTGCTGAACTTCAGCGCGACCGGTGGCGCAACGCGTTCGAGGCGCTGCACGCCCGGCTGCTGCGCGACCTGCCCGGCGACGCCAGCGAACTGCCGCCACCCGACGACGAGTACTGGGTGCGGACCCTGGACGACCTGCTCACGTTCGCGGCCGAGACCGCGTCCGCCACCGAGAAACAAGGGGACTGACGATGGACCACGCAACCGCCTGGGACCCGTTCGCGGACGTTCGCGACATCACCGCGTGGCTCGACCGCTCCAACGAGTCGGGCCCGCACGAGGACTCGATGCGCGTGCTCAAACTCGTCGAGGAAGCCGGCGAGGCCGCAGCCGCGTACATCGGGATGGTGGGCCAGAACCCGCGCAAGGGCGTCACCCACACGCAGGACGACCTGCTGAACGAACTGGCAGACGTGGCGCTCACGGCGCTGTGCGCGATGCAGCACTTCACGCAGGACGCGGCGGTCACGCGCGCCGTGCTGGCGTCGAAAGTCGCCGGGATCATGGCGCGCTCCGACATCCGCGCGGGCAGCGGGAAACCCGAGCCCGTCAGCCCGTACACGATCCTCGGCATCGACCCGGACTTCGCCACGGATGGGAGGCGCGGGTAATGCCCAGACCGCTCAACTACACGACCACGATCGCCGTCCACCAGGCCGTGGCCGAATGCCAGTCCCTGCTCGCCGCTGCGGGCGCGAGCACAGTCTCAGCTGCAACAGATCGAGAGCCTGAGCGACGACGAGACGGAGCCTCCGCGATGACCGACCTGGCCGAGTACCGCGCCCTGGCCGCTACTGCGCGCGCGGACACCTCCGACGGGCTGCTGGCGCGCGAGAAGCTGCCGGACGTCGTTGACGCTCTCGCCGGCGAGTTGGCCCGCGTCCGCTCGCTGCGTCTGGCGCATCCCGCCAACGCCGTTGACCCATGGCGGCATACCCCGCCTGCGGCGCGCGCCTACCTCGCGGCGCAGGGCTGGGTTCGGGTGGCTGCGCGTGAGACGTACGAGGTGTGGCAGCTCGGTGAGGGCGACCGGGCCCCGTGTGCGATTCTGCCGGCCGAGCCGGGCGCATCGGACTACTGCAAGCGTTTCGGGCTGATGCTCACGGATCTCGCGGACGCGGGTGGAGTCGGCGAGTTGCAGGCGCTCGCGGATATCGAGGCGGCGGCATGAGCGGCCACCCGATGAGGCTGCGTCCTGGGCTCACGCTTAGCGAGTTGCAGGTACAGCACGACCTCGCCGAGGAGATCGCGACCGCGCTCAACGAGGCGGTGCACGTTGCGTCGGGGCCGACCTACGCCGACGGAGTGAATGACGTGAGCACTCATAGGCTCCACCGCCGCGTGCGGCTCCGGCTACGGAGGCGACGACGCCACCTACACGCCGGCCGCCTACTACCAGACCGTCGGCAACGTGTACGACTGCTACTACACGACCACCACGCAGGAGGCGTACAACCTGATCGCCGCTGGCCTGTGCCCCGCCGGGGCGATCCCCACGCCGATGCCGCTCAGCTGGGAGCAGATGTACTGGTCGTACTGGTCCAGCCCCGCCTACTACAACACGTATCTGCCCGCCAGCTACCGCTCGACGTACACGCATGTGACGATCGTGCACTTCTCCACCGCGTACCGCACGCAGATCAAGGACGCGTCCGCGAAAGCCGTCTACAAGTCCTCGGCGGGCGGCACGGTGACGGGTTCGAAGGTGAACACGGCGCAGTTCGGCGGCGGCAGCCGCACCACGAAGTCGTACGGCGGCGGCTCGCGTTCCGGCGGCTCGTCGTCGTACAAGTCCAGCTATGCCGGTTCGCGCAGCGCGGGGCGCAAGTGATGGCGGACGAGGTGCGCGACGCTGCGGAGATCCTCGCCGAGGAGCTGCGGGAGGAGATGGACTGGTGCACTGTGGTCGGGTGGTGGGTCGAGTCCCGCGAGCGGTGGCTTGAGTACTACCCAACCGACGAGCCGCGCATCGCCGAGGACATGGCGCAGGCCGATGCGCGGGCGAAGGGCGGCACGCTGTTGGTATGCGCGGTGTTCGCGGGGCGGCAGAAGAGCATCGACACGTACGCCACGTTCGTCGATCCGGACGCGGTGCCCAGTGGGTGAGCACGAGCCGGTCATGTATTGGGCTGGCCGTCACGGCAGTTGGGGTTTCTGCGTGTGCGGCGGCTGGCGGTCCCGCACGTGGACGGGCGTGGTCGGGGTGCATCTGGAGTTCGGGCGGCACCTGGTCGCGGAGTCCCTGCGGGGGCGTTGAGACGCCGCTGTCCCGGCGGCACTGGGGGGTCGGCCGGGACAGCGCGGCCCGAAACGTCCAGGGCCAGGCGCGCCAGTCACGGGGGCGGGGAAGGCGCGCAGGTTCGAGACTAGCGCGCCGATACGACGCGGCGGGTGCGTTTGTCAGCATCGTGCGCTACACAGGGGGCGTGATGGTCACCGTCTCGCCGGACCTCGCCGCGCGCCTGCAAGCCGCCGCGGTGGAACGCAACTGGACGCATTGGGTCAACTGCCGGTTCTACGACGAGACCGAAGGGCCGTGCACGTGCGGCGTCCCGGGTCTGCTGGCGCAGTTGGCGGCGCTGCTGCTGGAGGCGCCGGTCAGCCGGGCACGCGAGGCGGCGTGACCGCCTGTCAGCGCCTAAGTGGCGGCCTCGAGGTCAGCCGTAGCGTTCCTCCATCTCGCCGATGATCGCGTGTATCGCGTCCAGGCCCGCGTTGATCTCCGCGTCCATCTCCTCAGGCGTGCGTGTACTCGGCGGCAGGGTGCGGCGGTACTCGCCGCGCCGTTGTGCGCTGGTGGTCCGATGCCGGTCGCACAGGTCGAGCAGTTCCTGCATCTGACTGGAGTGTGCGTCGCTGGTTCGCCAGCCGCATCGGCATTGTCCGCGTCGCCGGGAGTAGTCGGCGCCGTGTATGGCGATCGTGGCGTCGCAGTACCAGGTCCAGTCCGGGCCGGTCGCGAGGATCTGGATCGGGGTCGGCGCGTCGGGCATGGCGCAAGTGTCGCATTGTCTACTTCAACTCGACATCGCCGCACCGAATGCCGCGCCCGCGCTCCACCCGGCCTGCGGAAAGCCCCGAACAGAGCGAACCTGGCGGTATGGCGAACCCGCGCGTCTACCTGCGCCCACCCGTCCAGCTCATGCGGCCCGCGCCCGCGCGCACGCTCCCGCACGAGGACGCGATGCCCGGCGGCTGCCAGTACAGCGTGAAACTCGACGGCTTCAGGGGCGCCGCCTTCGCACTGCCCGAAGGACCCGTACTGCAGTCGAGAACAGGGCGCGACCTCGCGCCGCGGTTCCCGCAACTAGCAGCCGCCATCGCCGCGCTCCCGGCCGGCGCCGTCCTCGACGGGGAGATAGTCGCCTGGCGCGGCGTGCGGCTCTCGCGCGTCGACCTGGCCCGCACCGCCGCGGCGCGCGCCCGCGAGGGGGTGCAGGTGCGTTACGTGGCGTTCGACGTCCTGGCGGTCCCGGACGCCCGGCGCGGCTGCATCGACGTGCGCGATCTCGCGCTCGAGGAGCGCTGGGGCCGTTTGACGGCGCTGCTCGCCGATGTGCCGCCGCCGATCGAGACGATCCTCGCGACACGGGATCGCGCGACGGCGTTGACGTGGCTGCGGGTGCTGCCGCAGATCGGGGTGGAGGGGGTCGTGGTCAAGCCGCTGGGTGGGGCCTACGGGGGTTTTCGGTGGGTCAAGGTGCGGGGCCGGGTGGCGGCCTAGTGTCGCGTCGGGGGTCGAGCGCGGCCGCCCGCAGGGCCTCGGGCAACGTCAGCGCGGCCGCCTGGATCGCGGCGCCGAGTTCGTTCGGCTCGAACCACCCGTACCACGCCGCCCCCGACAGCGGATCGGGGGGCATCGCCTCCACGCGGCCCTCGGGGATCCGGCACCACCCGAACCGTCCCCGGCCGGTGGTGCGCCCGCCCTGCTGCCACGCGCCGAGCCAGGCGAGCAGCGCCGCCCAGTCGCCGTCGGGGGTGCGCGCCCAGGCGAGAGCGACGGTGTCGGTGTGGCCGCCGCGGCGTCGCGGGTCGGGGTTGTCCTGGTTGTTGACGCGCAGCCGTTGGGCGCCGCGTACCGCGATCAGGCGCTCGGGCAGGGGTGTGATCTCGGGCAGGGGTGGGTCGTCCACCCAGCGGCCCTCCTTCTCGCCCACGGATCGAATCTACCCCCGGACACCCGGCGCGGGGTGGTCGAAAACAGGTCAATCATGATTGACCTGTTTTTGTCCTACCTGCTGTCACACCTCCGCCGTACGCTCGACATATGAGCCCTGACGTACTCCGTTACGGGCCCGGAGCCGGCGACTGGAGGAACCATGGACGACCTTGACGGCGACTACGAGCTCGAGGACGGAGTACCCGTACTCCAATCGCTCGGGACGGGCCTCTCGCTCGCCGACTACGACCCGCTCGCGGACGCGGGCAGCGGCGAGTGCGGCGACTGCACCTGCTGCTCGGCCACCGGCTGCCACCGCGGCGGGGGCGCTGACTGCCCTACCGACGTGCTGGGCGACTCGGTGTGCCCCTGCACCCAGATATGACGGCTGCCACGGCGCCGTTCGAGGTGATGCCCGGCCAGCGCGTCACTGCGGACGTTTACGAGCAGGTGCGCGACACCCTCGAGGGCCAGGCTCCGAACCTGCTGCCGGGCTTGACCTGGGAGCAGTTCACGCATCCCGGCGGCGGCGTGTTCGCGATCCCCGACAACCAGGGCCGTATCTCCAAGGTGGAGTTGATTCTCGCCAGCACCCCGGACGAGACGGTGAAAGTCAACCGGTGGTTCCTGCCGGACCGGCGGGCCGGGCAGCGCCCGGTTCCGCACAACCACCGGTGGACGGTGATGCGTTCGACGATCCTGCGCGGCGGCTACACGGAGGAGCGCTACCGGTCGGGGCGCGGGGGTGTGGGGCATGAGAGGTGCGTGCATGCCGCGGGTGGCCGCAACGAACTCGGGCACGCCGTGTTCCACGAGGTGGTCGAGATCCTGGATCCGGGTGAGACGTGGACGCTGATGGTGTGCGGGCACGGGCAGCCCGGTGACTGGGGGTATCTGGATCCGGACAGCGGCCGGTATCGGCACAATGAGGCGCTGGCCCCGGATCCGGGGTTCGCCGCCGCGTTCCGCGCGCTCAACCCGCACGCCGCGTGACGCTACGACGGCCAGCCGACGACCGGCAGGCTGATCCACCGGCCCCCGTCAATGAGCTGCCAGGCGGCGCTCACGCGGCCGTCGTGCTCGCGGATATGGACCTGGTCGGGCGGCAGCGTGTCGTCAAGGCGGACCGGGATCGAGAGCAGGTTGCCGAGCGGGTTGAGCCACGGCGCGCCCGGTTCGGCTGCGGGCATGCCCGCGATCAGTGCGTCCAGCGTGGCCTGGCCGCTCACGGCGACCTCGCGCGGCAGCGGGGGCACGTCGGCCATCAGGCCTTCGAGCTGGGCGAGCAGGTCTGCGTACGTCGGCGGCTTAGTCATCGCGCCGCGCTTCGCAGTCTCGCCCGCGCGTTCCCCATGGCCCTCCCCAGCACCGCGGCGGCTTCCCGCTCGTCGCCGGGCACGCGCAGCGCGGCGTAGAACCGGCCGCCGCCCAGGTCGGTGACGCGTTGCCATTCGACGGTCGGCTGGTGGTCGAGCAGTTCCTCGATCAGTTCGTCGCAGAACGCCGCCGCGTGCCCGGGTGCGATGTTGTGGTCGGCGTAGACGAGGTTGAACTGGTGGGTCGGCATGTCAGCCGCCTTCCGGGTGCGCGTGCTCATCGTCGTGGTAGTCGCGCTCGTGGGCGCGTATCGCGTCGAGCGCCTCGGTTTCGCGCCCGTCGAGACTGCCGGGGAAGCTGGCCAAAGGCTCGTCGGGGTGTGCGTCGCAGCGGATGTGCACGGTGTCGCCGTCGAGCACGGCACTGTACCGGCCCGTTGGCAGCGCGCTCGATACCGCGGCGTGGGTCTGCGCGGCCCGCAGCGCCCCGTGCTTCGTGTCGTGCGTCAGGGGCGCGGAGAACCCGCAGGAGCACACGGGACGCCAGCCTGTGCCAGCCGGTTCGACACCGGGTTCGTGGACGGCGCCAGGGTCGCCGAACCAGGCGGGCTCAGTCGTCATCGTCGTCGCGGTGTGGTGCCGTCGGCGTGCAGGATCGCGGAGCGCGCACTGCGGGCGACACGCCGACCGCAGTGCGCGCAGCGGGGGCGCTTGCCGACAAACACGGCGCCCGGTTCGTGCGGGACGCGGGCCTTGAGCGTCACGGCAGGCGCTCCTGCGCCCCATCCAGTCGCGCGAGTTCCGCGTCGTACCCGGCCGACCACTGTGCCTCTGCGGACTCGGCACGCGCGGCCGCCTGGTTGTACGCACCCTGGGCCGCCGCTACCGCCGAAGCGTCTCCGCTTGCTTGCGCTGCTTCGAGTGCGTCTGCGGCGTGGCCTTCCGCGATGACCGCATCCCGGTGCGCTTCGACTAGCCGCAGGTACTGTGCAGCATTGTCGTGTTCATCAGTCATGTTCCTATCCTCACCGGACGCACCCACAGCGCGGGCCAGCGCGCCCGCGATCCCTCGCAGCCCCTCAAGACTCTTTCGGCGCCCCGCACATGAAATGCGTCCCATCGGTCAGTAGTCCCTGGCCAGGTACCACTGTTCGTTCTCGTAGCTGCGCCGGTCGCGGTCCACGTCGCGCAGCAGCCGCTGAACATCCCGCTCAATTCCCGCATCGTCTCGCTGCGCCAATGCGGTCAGCACGGTGTTGCGTTTGACGTCGTACAGCAGCACGTGCGCCCCGTCATCCTCGGGCAACTCCCGCGGCAGCGGCGCGAGTCCGCGCATGGCCAGCCGGTCGAACAGCGAATGACGGGACGGCTCGGCCGCGGCGGCAGCGCGGATCCGGCCGGCGGTGGTCGCGTGGAACCCGTCGCCGTTCATCGTCTGCCGCATCAGGTCGGTCATGGGTTCTTCGGGGCAGCGTTCCGTGTGCCCCCAAGGCTGGTAGCTGGGCTGGCGGCGTGTGACGGTGCGGGCGAGTTCGGCGACGTCTTGCGCGCTGACGCCGGGCTCCTGGTCGCGTAGTGCGGTTGCCTGGGCGACGAAGAGTTCCACGAGTTCGCGGGGTTCGAGGGTGTTGGGGTTGTCGGCCACAGTGCCATTCTCGCAAGCCGCGCCCACAGCGCGGGCGGTCACGGCAGGACCAGGTGCAGGGTCTCGGGCACGATCGGGTTGCTGTTGCAGGTGAGCGGGCGCCCGGTGTGTGGCTCGGCCCGGATGCGGTCGCCGCAGGTGACGGTGAGGGTCACGGCGGTAGGCGCGAGGTGCGCGGCCAGGGCGTCGCGCACGACGTCGGACAGGCGCCGCCCGGTGCGCTCGGCGTGGTTGTTGGCGGCCGTCGCGAGGTCGGCGGGGACGCGCACGGAGATCACGTGCGTGCCGGTCACGCGGGGCGCTCCAGGCCGCACTTCGAGTGCCAGAGCATGGCGGCGGTCCTGCGGGTGAAGCCGAGCGGTCCGACGCCGTCATAGCGCTGCCAGGGCCGGACGCGTTTGCCGCAGGTCTCGCAGCGCGGCGGATTCCCTGCGGCGGTCACGGCAGCACAACCGGAACGACGCGCTCCGGCCCGAGTCTCTCGGCGAGCTCCACGATCGGGTTGCGTCGCTCCCAGCCGTCGATCGGGGCGACCGGGAGCGACGCCCCGAACCGGGTCTCCTGCTCGTCGAGCCACGTGCCGATGTGCTCGATCTCGGCGTTCGTGCGCGGGGTGACGCCGAGCAGCTGCGGATGCTGCGCGAGCACTTGCGGTTGGCAGGCGTCGAGGGCGCGCGGGATCTGCGGCTCGATCATGATCTGGTCGCCGGTGAGGTGGGACAGGATTCGGTACACCCCGTCGATGCCGTCGCGGGACAGGAGCCGGCCGGTGGTGACGGACAGGATGTCGGATAGCGGGAAGTCGCGGGGTTCGGTGTCGTTCACGGGTTCCTCCGGGGTGTCGCGTCGATACTGGCAGCCGCGGGCGAGTCGGGCGGAAACGACACCGTCTCGACCCAGCCGGGAACGACCGTGACCGGGATCCCTTCGGATTCCCATAACTCGACGATCTCCGGCCGGTCGTCCCACGCGTGCACGACCGTCCACCGCTGCCGGATCTTCGCCAGGATCTCGGCTTTCACCTCGCGGTCCGGGCGGCTGTCCTTGTCGGCGCGCATGAACATCGACGCCGAGGGGACGCCGTGCAGGGCGAGCCACATCGCGGTGATGTCGCGGTAGCGGGCCGAGCGGGCGGTGACGACCAGGACGGCGCGCCCGGCGGCGTGTTCGGCTGTGACGGCGTCGACGACCCATTGGTGTGGGGGGCAGTCGATGCTCGCGCGGTGGAACGCGTCGTAGCTGCCGGGGCCGAGCAGCAGGTGGCGGATGCCGCTCACGTCGCACAGTGTGCCGTCCATGTCCGCGATGATCGCCTCGGGTTTCATCGGCGCGGCTCCCCATCGCTCTCGTAGTAGGCGCGGCGTACCCGGTGCAGCCAGCCCTCGACGACACTGGTCTGGGGCTCGTCGGGCAGGACCGTCTTGGCGTCGTTGAACCGCTGTTCGGCGGCGGCCATGAACGGGATCACGGACTGCGGGTCGGCGGCGACCTGTTCGCCGAAGTCGAGGTAGCGTTGCGGGTCCGTGAGGCGGATGCGCAGGCGCCCGGTGGTGTACAGCTCGTAGCCCTGGTCGCACAGGCGCATCAGGTGGCGTGCGTGCTTGGCGGTGCGCCGCTCGGGAATGTCGGAGCCGAAGGATTTGCCGTCGCGGGACAGGAGCTTGCGGAACTGCTGGGTGGCGTACCCGAGGTAGGCGTCGCGGGTGCGTTTGGCGGAGAGGAACGCGGAGCGCAGTCCGACCAGTTCGTCGCCGAGCGGTGTTTTGATCTCCCAGGTTTCGAGCCACAGCAGTTCGGTCGCAGTGGGGTTGCCGCCGAGGATCAGGCGGCAGGCTTTGGCGGCTTCGTGGTAGGTGACGTCGGGTTTGGTGGTGACGATGGAGTCGGTGGGTGGGGTCAGGCCCATGTACCGGGTGGTGGGCCAGGTGAACACGCCGAGCCGGTCGATGTCCGAGTCGGGGCCGGCCAGGCCGTAGGCCGTGCTTCCGACGACGCCGGCCAGCAGGATACGCATGTCGGACTCCTCGGATGCGGTCATGCGGCGGCCAGCGCGGGCATGCTCGGGATAGTCTCGGCGAGGAACCCGCCCGGCTCCGCGGTGAACCGGGGTGCGGGCTCCACGTCCCACCACGAGCGCAGCGCGAGCGTCGTGCACTCGGTTTTCGTCCGCTTGTCGGTGTAGGTGACTTCGCGCTCCCCCGAGCGTTTCACCGCGACCTGCCCGCGTCGACACTCGGCGGGGTAGTCGTTCCAGTTCACGCCCTTCTCCTGGAACAGCCATTCCTGCATCTGCTCGCCGCTGACGCCCTGTAGCCGTTTGTGGCTGAAGTGTGCCTGCGCGGCCATGCTGATCGAGTTGCGCACGGCGTCGCGCTGCCGCCATTGGTAGTAGTTGGCGACTTCGACGGGGTTGGGCAGCACGAATGCGCGGGCGTCGAACAGGGGTCGGCCGCCTCGGCGTGAAGTCAGGGCGCTGGTGGCGATGGCGGCGGAGATCGACACGATCTTCTGGAGTTCGCCTGCGAACCAGGGTTCGGTGGTGGTGGACGCCCAGTCCTGCACGAGGACGCTGATCTCGTCGCTCTGATGGTAGGCGAACACCGCGCCGGAGATCTCAGCGCACAGCGTCTTGGCGACTTCGGCCATGTCCTCGACGAACGGCATGTCGAACGGTTTCGCGGCGCCGCGCAGGTAGCTGTGGAACGCCCGGCCGTCGACCCGGATCACGAGCGGCAGGCGGCGGGGGAAGGTAAGTTTCCAGGGCGCCTCGTAGGCTTTCATGCGATCGCCGAGGCTTGTCGAGTCGGTCACAGGTTCCTCCGGTGTTCGTCTGATGGTGGCGTGTTCGTGGGTGTCACGCGATGCCTTTCGGCCCGGCCGCGTCGGGTTCGTCTCGATCCGGTCGCGGTCCGGTTGCGCCGGTCCGTGCCGCGCGCTCCGGGCGTAGCGTGGCGGCCTGTCAGTACTCGAACAGTGGGGGGATCATGCGCCGTCGTTCCGGCACGTCCATCGTGGTCGCGGGGCTCGCGCTCGTCGCTGCGGTCGGCTGCTCGCCGGCAAACCAGGCCGCGTCCGGCGCCTCGCCGCGGCCGGTCCAAACCACCGACCCGGCCGCCGACAACTACAGCTACGCGCCGCCCGAGGTGCCCAGCCCGTCCGTGTCCGCTGCTCCGGTCGACGGGGGCAGTTACGGCAACGCCGGCGAGATCGAGTACGCGCTCGCTACAGCCGGGCAGCAGTGCTCCCCCGGCGACACGCCGGGCCTGTCGGATTACTCGGGCGCGACGGACGCGGTGCAGTGCTCCAGTCCGGACGGCGCGAGCCAGGACACGCAGATCGCGGTGTTCAAGACTCAGGGTGCCGCGCAGACGTACGCGGCCGGGGCCGTGGTCGCGCCGTTCTACGGGATTCCGGCGGACACCACGGCCCTGGCGGGCGTGAACTGGGTGCTGACGACCACGAGCGGCACGTACGCGCAGGCCGCGCAGCGGATCCTCGGGGGTTCGGTGGCGCTGCCGCGTGACGCACCGTCGCCGACCCCGGCTGCTACTCCGGCGCCGGAGCAGGTCACGTTCCATTGCGCGGGGGACGGTGGGGTGGACATCACCTACGGTGCGAACGGGTCGGAGCATTCCGCGTCGAGTCTGCCGTTCACGCACGTCGACAAGCTGGACCCAGGCGCGCAGTACTACGTGACCACGGCGCAGTTGCAGGGCGGCGGGTCGGTGTCCTGCACGACGACGGTGCAGACGGATGACCTGCTGGGGTACGCGCAGACCGTGTCGAACAACGGCTCGGCTGACGGCGGGTACAACATAGCCAGCGCGCAGGTGTGCTCGGGTATTGACGGATGGGAGAAGTGCTGACGCGCTCACCGCTCGGCGTCCTCGCCGCGCTGTGCGGCTCGGATCGCGGGCTCGACGACGGCCATGACCGCGTCGGCGCAGCAGTCGAACTCGTCCGGCGGCAGGCCGTCCCGGTCGACGTGCGTTGGTGGCTCGTGCTCGCGCAGGACGCGGGCGATCCGCGCGTGAAGGTCGTCGGCATGTCGAGTTGAAGTAGACGTTCCGGCGTCCGCTTGTGGCCTTGAACTAGACATCGCCGCGTCCTCGGCGACCGGCCCTGCCGGTGTCTTGTGGCCGATCGGCCGGTAGGTGCGTTCGTCACGGATCGCTTCGGCCGCGCTCGTCATGACGGCGTGCACGAGGGCGTCGCGCAGGACCTGGTCGGCTCGCGCCTCGGCCGCTTCCCGGTCCGGCGCGTGAACGGTCAGCTGCACGTCGATCTGCCCGGTGGCGAGGCTGGCGGCGATGTCCGGGTCGGTGACGTGCGGGTGGTCGTGCAGGTAGTCGGCGAGCAGGTCGCTGGCCCGGTCCGGGTCGCGCACGGGCGGCAGGGCGAGCTGGCGCACGACCAGGTGCGGGGCGGCGGGTTCAGTCATGGCTTAACCGACCAGGCGGCGGCAGTGACAAGCAAGTCGATTCGTGGCATGTAACCGCACGCTACGCACTGCCGCCGCCGGTTTCTTGCGTACGTTCGCACTGTATCTCCTATACTGCTCACACGGTTCGTGGCATGGAGCGGCTGAAACAGACCCTCCACATTCCCAAGGGGACAGCCATGGCCGACGCCACCATCAACATCAGCCGGATCGGCACCGAGACGATCCTCGTTCCCATCGCGGGAACGGCGCCGCTGATCGTCCACAAGTTCAGCGAGAAGGCCAAGCGCCAGATGCTGGACAACATGCAGGGCCGCAAGTCGCCCAAGCAGAACAAGAACCCCGAAGCCGAATACGAGGCCGCGTTCTACCGCCTCGAAGACGGCGGCTACGGCTTTCCCGCGCTCGCTTTCAAGGCCGCCACGGTCAGCGGCGCCAGGTTCTTCTCCGCCGTCACGATGACCGCGCTCAAGCAGTACATGTTCTTCCGCGGCGAGATCGGCTCGGACGGGCGCGGGCTGGTGCGCATCGTCGGGGAGCCGAAGATGCGCGAGGACGTGGTCACGGTCGGGCGCAACGGCTCGGATCTGCGCTACCGGCCGCAGTTCCTGCCGTGGACGGCGACGCTGGAAGTCACCTACGTGACCTCGGCGCTCACGCAGGATTCGGTGCTTTCGCTCATCGAGGCGGGCGGCACGGGCGTCGGTGTCGGCGAGTGGCGGCCGGAGAAGGACGGGGACTTCGGCACCTACATCCTGGACCCGAAGCGCCCGGTGGACGTGGTGCGCGGCACGCGGGAACTGGTGGCGGCGTGAGCACCGACCTGCGTTCCGAGTTGCTGGAGATCCGCAAGCAGTACGACGGTGTCCTGTCGAAGAAGGCCGTGGTGGACACGGCCCGCGACCCCGGGCATCCGCTGCACTCGCGGTTCGAGTGGGACGACGCGGTGGCCGGGGAGGCGTACCGGCTGCACCAGGCCGGGGAGCTGATCCGCAGTGTCCGGCTGGTCTACAGGGAAGCCGACGAGTCGGGGCCGGCGCGTTCGGTGCGGGCGTTCGTGGCCGCGGCGTCCGGGGACGGGCATGTGTTCGACCCGGCCGAGGAAGTGCGAGACGATCCGTTCCGCCGCCAACTGGTGTTGCAGGCGATGGAGCGGGAGTGGAAGGCGCTGTACCGGCGGTATCAGGAGTTTCAGGAGTTCCTGGACATGGTGCGCGAGGATGTGGCGGCTTAGCGCTCATGGCAGGCGTGGTATGGATAGGCGCGTCGAGGCGAGGCGCGGCGAGGCGGGGCATGTCCTGGCAGGTCCGGCAGGGCCAGGCTAGTTCCGGTCCGGCCCGGTTAGGCGTGGCTAGGTAGGGCACGGCAGGCACGGCTTGGGTTGTCGGGGTTCGGCACGGTAGGTCCCTGTATGGCAGGTCTTGGCAGGCGTGGCTAGGCGAGGTATCGCCAGGTGTGGCACGGCAGGCATGGCTCCGCGCGTCACGGACGGGCCCGGTGCGGCAGGGAGCGGCTAGGCAGGGCATGGCAGTCAGGGCGGGGTTTGGTGTGTCCCGGCTAGGCGGGGCACGGCGCGGACAGCGTGGCAGGCGTGGCTTGGCGCGATGCGTTATGGCCCGTTTCGGCTCGGCATGTCCGGGCTCGGCATGGCAGGCGAGGTTAGGTTCGGCTCGTTACGGCACCGCAAGGCAGGGCGCGGCAGGCATGGTGGCGCGCTGGGCGTTTGTTCGCCCGATCGAGTGTCGCGGGTCGGTGAAGCCGCGCGAGGGCCGCCGCGGCGGCCGGATCCTTGCCGCATGAGGAAGCCCCCGATCGACAACAGGCACCGCATGACGGTGTGGCGGTCCTGGTTCGAGGACGCGATGCGCCGCGCGGGTGTGGCGCCCGCGGGTGTGATGGAGGCGCTGCGTGACCGGGTGCCGGCCGCGGAGGTGTCGCGGTGGGTGTTCGGTGGCGGGGTGCCGGCCGCGGAGGCGGCGGTGATGGTGGCGTTGGTGTTGCGCCGTGATCCGGCGGGGGCGTTGCGGGCGGCGGGGTATCCGCTGCTCGCGCAGCTCGTCGAGAGGCCGTGACGGGAAGGCTCAGCGTGCCAGCGCGTCGTCCAGGTACGTCTGCACCGGGGCGAAGAACCCATACGGTACGAGTTCGGCGAGCTGGTCGCGCGGCGCCCAGGTAACTGCGTCGATCTCCTCCGGGTCGCCTACCTTGACCTGGCCGCCGACGACCTCGCACGCGACGTACGCCATCAGCCGCCCGGTCGCCGGATGCACGCGCTCCCCCAGCAGCGCCTCGGCCTCGACGTCCAGGCCGGTTTCCTCGCGTGCCTCGCGCACCGCCGCGTCCTGCGCACTCTCCCCCGGCTCGATCGCGCCGGCCGGGAACTGCCACGACAGCGAGCCCTCCGCGACGCGGCGCCGCACGAGCAGCACGCGTCCGTCTTTGACGATGACGGCGGCGGCGATCGGCGGCCTGCCTGCCAGCGCGCTGGTCGGCTCAGTCTCCGGCTGGGTCACGCTCGGCCTCCAGTGCGTCAAGGATCGGCGGGTAGACGGCTTCCAGGGGGATGAACTTCGCCAGCGTAGCGATCGGCGCCCACGCCACGTCCAGGTTCTCCAGCGTGTCGGCGTTGCGCGCCTGCCCAGTCAGGTAGTCGCACAGCAGGTATTCGCACACGACGCCCGTGAGCGGGTGCACGCGGCGGCCCAGATTCTCGCGGACGGCGGCGTGCACGCCGGTCTCGGCGAGGGTTTCGCTGACCGCGACCGCAGCCGGGTCGGCGCCGGGCTTGACGATCCCGGACGGGAACTGCCAGCGCAGCCCGCTGCGCTCGCCGCCGCGCCGGCACACCAGCAGCACATCGTCTTCATGCCGCACGACCGCGACGGCGACCGTGAGGGCCTGTGGGCCGGCGGCCGCCGCAGGGGGCTCGTAGGACAGGGGGCCGAACAGCGAGGCCGTGAAGCGCTGCACGGCGGCCGCCGGGGCTTGTTCCAGGGCGGTGTCGAGGATCTGCTGCACCTCGGCGCGCGGGACGAGCGCGGGCTCGGCGTGCCACGCGGCCACCGTGCGCACCGCGACCCCGAGGCTGTGCGCGAAGGACTCGTTGGTGGCGCGCAGCGCGGCTTGCAGCAGGCAGGCGCGCTGCCCGGTCCAGCGTTCGACCACGACCGCCATGACACCTGCCCCTCGCCGGGACTGCACTGCCGCCGCACCGCCGCGTCCTCGATTGCGCGGCCCGCTACCAATGTACTCATTTGCGTGGAACGCAAAAACGACTTGGCCAGCCGCGCGGCGTCCGCTGAGCGCCGTGCTACGGTCGGGATGTTCCTAGGCACATCAGATCCCGGCAGCACAGGCCCCGGTGGCACCTCAGCAGGTGCGCCGGGGCTTCTGCCTTCCGGTCGCCGCTTCACGTGGCCGCCAACTCCCCCACGATCAGCCGCAGCGCCGCCTTGCGCGGTCGCGTCACGGCCCCGCCGACCGCAGGCCAGTCGTCCGCGTACAGCCCGTACACGGGCGGCTCCCACCGGAAGTAACGGTTGCGCCCCGTCGCATCCCGGTACAGCCGCTCGAAGTCGGCCTTGAAGTAGCACGGCAGCAGCCCGCCGACGTTCGGCACGGGTTCGGGCGCCGGCCCTGCGGACTCGACTTGGGCGCGTACCCGGTTGGCGTGGTCCTTGTGCCGCGTGCAGAACCAGTGGTCGATACGCCAGCCCGTCACCGGGTCGTGCTCGATCACGCGCAGCTCGGGGTTCACGCTGCCGCCGCACGTCGCGCCCGCCGGCGCGGGTTTCCAAGTCGCCGGGGTGTCGGCGGGGCCGGTGCGTTTCACGGGCCTGCACGCGCCTAGGTGCGGGTGGTGCGGGTAGGCGCAGCGGATCGTGGTGACGGCGGGCCGCTCCTCGCGCACGCGGATGCGCGGGGCCTGGCAGGCCGCGGTGGGCCACGTGTCGGGGGCTCGGTAGCACGGGGCGTCTGCGGCGATCAGGAACGGCAGGCGGTGCTGTCCGCGTTCGTCGCGCCCGAGCAGTCGGCGCACGGCGTTCCAGTAGGCGTGCCCAGTGGGTCGTTCGGGGTCGCGCAGCAGGGTCCAGGCCATCGCGAGCAGCAGTTCCCTGGCGCCGGGTGTGGCGCGCTTGTCGTGCCAGATCTGCGCGGTCAGGTCGTCGTAGGACTGCAGGCGCGCCATCTCGTCGGTGGCGCTCGCGGTGGTCATCGCTCAGTCCTCCTGGTCGCGGTGGACGCTTAGCCGTGGCCGCACTTCGCCGGGGTAGTAGGTGTGGGTGTCGAACGCGCCGGGGTGCTCGCGGGCCAGGGCGCTATCGAGTGCGGCGCGCGCGGAGTCGACAGCGGCGAGCGCCTTGTTCAGGTGCGTGACCTGCGGCGCGGTCTTCGGGTAGGCGTTAGCCACCCGGACGCTGCGCGCGAGCAGTTCGTCCCGGATCGCGGCCAGGGTGGCGCCGAGTTCGGCGTGCTCGTCGGGGGTCAGGGGGGTCTTGCGTGGCATCAGTGGTTCCTCCACACGTCGGCTAGGTGGATCTCGTGGATGCGGCGGACGGGGTCGGGTGCTTCAGTGGTCAGGTCGCTCACGAGACGCCTTCGTCTGCGGACCGCGCGGCGAACTTCAGTGCTTGGTCAGCCTGAAAGCGCCGTCCGTCACGCATCGCGTCCAGAAGCCACGCGTGATCTACGATCCGCTCCGTCAGCTCCAGGCGCCGCGCCCGAGCCGCATCCAAAGCTGTCCGGTCACCGCCGGCAGCCAACTCCGCGACCGCGGCGTCCTCGGCAAACCAGGCACGCTGCAAACCGATCAGATCCGCCGGTACACCCCACGTCACCCCGCCGTGGGCGACTTCCACCAGCGCACCGGGCGATCCCGCGCGGCGTGCCTCAAACCGGCACTGCGGATTCTCCTCGATCGCAGCGTCCGACCCCGCACGACGCCCCGCCCCGCGCTGCGGCTGGGGCAGCTCAACGAACACCCCGCCGTCCGACAAGAAGTCCTGCACCGTCTTCGACGGGACGATCTGCCAGCTGTTCCCGGACTTGAACGGCAGGCACACCGGAACGAACTCGCTGGTCGCCAGTCCATACAGCAGATCGTCCTGCTCGATGCGTCCGAGCGGTTCGCCGTAATCGCTGTGCCACGACGCCTTACACAGCCGACCCGTCCCGAATAGCGGACACAGGTGCGGTTCTTCGGAGCAGCGCCAGCGGCGCAGCCCCCGGACACCGCTAACGATCGGCATCGGGCTGCCACGGGAGATCTCCAGCGCCGGGATGTAGTTGTACGTGCCAGCCGGTGCGCGATCCACGATGCTTCGCGCAGCGCGCGACTCGCGCGGGGCGCCGAAATACACGCTCACACCGTCGCGAAGCCCGAGGTTCAGGCGCCGGGTTACAACGGCCGGGGTGATGTCGGAGTACTGCGCCTCATAGCCAACCGTCACATCGCCGCGTATCAGCACGTCGTTGCGCCGACCCCGCGCGGGTACGCCTGCGGCGGTGAGACTGGACTCTGTGAAGGCCTCCAGCCCGCGCTCGTCCGCCATCCGTACGGCGCGGTCCTTACAGGCCTTGTGTTCGTCGGACTCGCCATGATCGATCTGGTCGAGGGGTGCGGATACATGGCGGGGTGCGAGGTGTCCGCCGTGACGCTTGAGGTACATGGCGTGGCCGAAGGTGCGGCACACGAGTAGCGGCGCGGTGCCAGTGCAGTGTTGGTACACCTCCGCCTCAAGGTGTGCGGTCAGCGACGGCATTTCGGGGTGGCCCAGGTCTTCACGGGCGAAGTCGAGTCCGAGCCCGTCGGCGGTCCGAATGAGGTGGGTCACGGCGCGCTGGTTACTCACGTCTACTCCTGTCTCCTTTCGCAGGGGGGGTTCGGTGACTCCATGGTGCGTGTTTCAGCCGACAGCCACGGGCGGTCGTCGCGGCTCTTTACGCCGCGCCTTCCTGCGGCTGAGCGTGGCGCAGGGAGACCGGGAGCATGTCCTGCGGCCATGTCGCCAACGGGCGCAGTTTGATCGCGTACATCAGCCCGTACAGGCGTTCGCGGCGCAAGCGGGCCGGGTCCGTGTCCGGCTCGGCGGAGAACTCGGCGACGAAGTCCTTGCCCTCGCGGCGCCCGACGTTGAACGCGCCGAAGTCGATGCGCGGTAACAGGGTCTCGATCCGGTTCAACTCGGCGTCGTCGATACTGCCGAGCGCGTCCACGATGCGCTCCCACTCGGCCTGCTTCTCGTTGAACTGATCGGGCAGCGACCAGCGCGGCGGCTTCTCGTCTTTCGGCGCGGGTTCGTAGGCCTGTTGGGCGCGTTGGATCTGCTTCGGGACGAGATCGCCTACACCCGGGCGCTGGGATGCCGTTCCTGTCGATGCGTCTTTGAGCACCTGCGCGACGGGAGGGGGCTGCTCTTCGTCGCCGGTCTGGGGTTGATCCATATTTTTCGCGGGCGCGGCGTAGCCGCGAGGCCGAAGGCCGTCCCCCGCCGCAGCGTCAGCGGAGGCGGCTACGGGCCGCGAGTCGGCGTCGGCGACCGCGTTGGCACTCCCCTCCCCCCACACCCCCCACCCCACGCGCGCCGCGTTAGCGTCCTTGAGGGCATTTAGCCTTGAGGGGACCTGAGGAGTAGGTGTCTGGTTTTCCGGGACACTGAACTCTGAAAACCGGGACACTGAACTCTCTTCAGGGTCCGGTTTTCCGGGACGCTGAGCGGATTCAGTGAGTCCTCCGTAAGCCTTCCCGGAGGATTCCCGGAACCCTTCCGCAGGGGTATCGGAACCCCTTGCGGACCCCCTTGTCAGGGTCTCGGTTTCCGGGACACTGAGCGCGGCGGCCAGCGCAGGGATTCGGTAGACCGCCTGTCGGCCCTTCTGGCCGCGCACCACCTGTTCCAGCGCCCCCTTGTCGACCAACGCCTTGAGCGTGTCGTAGAACTGGGCGCGCGAACAGCGGGCGCGGTGACGGAACCGCTTCGAGCGTTCCTCGTCTCCGTCGTAGGCGGGCCACCCCAGGCGCGTGCCGTCGTTGAAGTTCTCCGCGAGCGCGAGCAGTACGTACCGCTCCCGGAAGGTAAGCGAGTCCGGCGCGTCGTCCATGACCTCAACCATGAGCCGGATGCCCATCAGCGGGCGTCCTTGTCGGTACCGGTTGCTATCGTCGTAAGCACGGTGGCCTTTCTGGTGGGCTCCGAAGCTCCTGGTCGGGAGTGATACCGCGAGCTGGTAACTCGCTGGTCGTGTCGGGCCGGTCCTTCCCCGAGGACCGGCCCTTCGGCTTTCCTGGCTACCAATCATCCCGCCGAGCACCCACAGTTCAGGGCACGGCGAATCCCGGCCATGAACTGCCGATCACACCGCGCGGCGGGTACCGTGTGAGCATGACCGAGCCGACTCCCGAGCCGACGCTGAGCGACGTGCTGGCGGCGCTGGCTGCTATTGCGCAGACCCAGGCCGAGCAGGGAACCGCGCTCGCCGCCGTCGCCGAGAAGCTTGACGACGTCGAGAGCAAGGTCGATCTGCTCGGCCAGGACGTCATGGCGGTGAAGGTGGACACGGGGTTCATCGACCGGCACATCGGCGATTTCCAGGCGTGGGCACGCCGGCATCAAGCGGACCCGAACGCGCACCGCCCCGCGGCCTGACGTCTGCTCGTCGTCGCTGGTCACGAGATCGGCTCGAAGTAAACGGACGGGTCGTCCGGGTTCCGGTAGGGCTGGTGGGTGCCGGTTCGCGCCGCGGCGATGATGCGCTTGGCTTCCTCCCCGGCCGCGTCCGCTTGGGCGAGCGCTCTGGCCGTCGCGGACGGGCGCTGGCGGGGCTCTTCCGTGGCGGCCGGGTGGCAGCGGGGGCAGCGGGCGAGCGGGGCGCGTGTCTCGGGGTCCTCAAGCATTCGGGTTTGCGGGTGGCAGGTGCCGCAATGCGGGGGCATGGCGAAACCCCCCTGGGCGCCGCTGGTTTTGGTCCGCGGCGCTCCGAGGTCTTTGGCGCGGTAGATGGCGGTGCGTACGCGGTCGTTGGCGCCGGTCCAGTCGCGGTCGAGCGTCGCGATCAGGTCGGGCACGCTCCAACCAGCGGCGAGCGCGGCGGTGATGGGGGCGAGGAGTTGGGCTCGTTCGCTGCGGCCTGGTTGGCGTTGCAGGTCGAGCTTGTCGATGACGGTGTCCGCGTCGGGGTTGGGTTCTTGTTCGGCGCAGCCACCCCCCGCCGCCGCCTCTTGCGCCCCGCTCGTGTCCGTGTCCGCTGCGGGGGGTGGAGGAGGTTTATTAACGAGCAAGGAGGGAGTAGGGGTCCGGAAACCATGGACACTGACGTCCGGGTCTTCCGGACGCTGAGCATTGTTCAGGTTCCGGGATTCCCGGACACTGACCTTGGCTTCAGTGTCCGGGTGTTCCGGACACTGGGCTGGGCACAGCACGCGGAACCGGTAGCGGGCGCGAGTCTGCTTCTGGCCAACCGCCGTCTGCTCTAGGACGCCCTTCTCGATCAGTCCTTCGATCAGTTCGTAGAGCCTGGCGCGCTTCACTCGGATGCGCGCCATGATCTTCGGGTCTTCGATGCTGTCCCAGATCTGCCGGGTGCGCTCGTTGGCGTTCTCGGCGAGCACAATCGCCGCCAGATGCTCCTTCGGGGTGAGCGAGTCGGGCGCATGATCGAGGACTTCGAGGATCAGGCTCAGTGCCATCAAGCACCCCGGCCGCGATGGATCATCACTCCGCACAGCCCTTGATTCCATCCGTGAGCGCGCAGGTGCAGCCTTAAGCGATGCGCTCTAGTGAGCCCCGAGCAAGTCCCGGCAGCGGTACCAGAAGACCTCGTCGTCCGGAGGGTTCCCCCAGGACGCGTTTTCGGTCGGGGTGAGATAGCGACATCCGGCTGGTAGATGGAACGGCGCGTAGGCCGGGTCGTCTCGGTCCGGGTCGTCGTCAGCTGGATAGAGCGAGTACGGGATCCCCTTCTTTTCGACTTCGGGCGATGGATCGGCAGGGCCTTCGTCGTCAACTGGCGGCAAGTCGGCAATTGGCTGACCAAGTTCGCGTACGGCGCTTTCGACAGCCCCGACGGGGTCTTCGCCGCCGAAGTCGAACCACTCGCCCGTGAGGCGTATGGCGCCGAAGAACTCGTGCAACTTCTTCTCCAGTTCACGACCCCCGCGCGTTCGCCACAGCACGGAGAGGCGTTCGTGGTGCGACGTCTGCAAGGACGCGAGTCGCTTGCTGACGTCCTGCGCTCTGCCGATCTTTGCGATGGCCTTTCCTGGTACGCCGATGAGGTAGACCCAGGAGGCTGCCCCGGGCTGCGGACCAACATCAAAGAGAGAGGCTTGCGCGGGCATCGTGAACCTTCCTGCCGTAGCGCGACTAGGGAAGTAAGCCTGGTGTCAAAGTTACAGCAGGTCTCTAGGGATGTACGGTTGCCCCGTGCGAGCGAGAGACGCGCGCACCCAGGCTGACGGAGGAGGGCCGTATGCCAGAGCGCCGCCCTAGAGCGCCGAAGTTCGAGCAGACAGCCGGGAAGATCCGAACGCAGATCAGATCGGGCAAGCTCAAACCGGGCGACAAGCTCCCGATGGAGGACGATCTCGCAAAGCTGTACGACGTTGCCAAGCCGACGATGCGCGCCGCGCTGGCAGTGCTCGAACGGGAAGGGCTGATCGCGGCGCAGCGCGGCAAAGGCTTCTTCGTTCGCTCCACACACAAGATCGTGCGCAACGAGACGAAACGCCTCCTGGAGAGCGTGTGGGGCGACGGCCGGTCGATGTGGGTCGAGGACATTGGCACGGTGCCCACCCCCGAAGACTTGGTCGTGGACCGCGTCTCGGCGCCAGCGCACATTGCCCTGGTTCTCGGCCAGGCCAACACGTGGGTGCGGGACCGCGGCTACAAGGTCGGAGAGCAGGTGGTACTGCTCGCCGCCTCGTACGTCCCGGAGGAGATTGCGGACGGTACACGCATCACGGAGCCTGACACCGGCCCCGGCGGCACGTACGCGCGGCTGCGGGACGCCGGCCACGGGCCTGTGCGATTCGAAGTGCTGGTCGGCGCGCGCTCGCCGACGCATGAGGAGACTCTGCGCCTCGGCGTGAGCGCTTCGGTGCCGATGCTGACCGAGTTGCGCACGGCGTTCGACGCCAGCGGCAGGGCGGTCGAAGTCAACGAGATGGTGCTGGACTCGACGGTCTTCACGCTGCAATTCGATATCACCGCCTAGTCACGTAGGGACTCAAGCCCCGGCAGCCCGATGGGTCGCCGGGGCTTTTTGGTTCTTCAGAACACCGTAGCATCCTATATAGAAGCTTGACATCCCTAGGAGAAGCTGGTTCTCTGGAAACAGAAGGAACACCGAAGGAGCCGAACCCATGGAGACCGCAGAGATGCCGGAGCTGCTGACCGTGGCCGAGGTCTGCGCCATGACCCGGCAGAGCAAGAGCAGCACCCACCGCGAGATCGAGGCTGGAGAGTTCGACGTCAAGCGCGTCGGACCCAAGGGCGGATCGATCCGCGTCACCCGCGCGTCGGTCGAGGCCTACCTCGCTCGCCGCACCGTCGCTAAGCCCGCCGACCTCGAGTCCGGCGCCCTGACCGCCGCCTAGCCCCACCGCCCGGCGACTTATCCAGGGCCGCCGGACACCCCGATCGGCCGCCCGCGTCCCGTGACTCCTCCCCCAACGGCCGGGGCGCGGGCGGTCCACCACCAGCAAAACGGCAAGCCCCCTTAGCTCAACGGAGAGAGCACCGGCCCACGGAGCCGGGGATGCACGTTCGAATCGCGCAGGGGGCACGCACAGCACGCAGACAGCAAACGGCCTCGGCGCCGATCCCGCGGCAGCCGAGGCCCGATCCGCAACTTGGAGGGAACGGATCGTGGATCACACCGTAGCAACCCCCGCCGACAGGGCCATCGGCCGCGCCGCCAAGCGCGTCAGCCGCACCCTGGTCACTGCCGCGAACAGCGGCTACAGCGAGACCGATGTCGCCAGCCTGCGCCGCGCCATGCGCCGCACCGGGCAGCGGGTCAACCGCCGCCAGCTCACCCACCTGCTCGACCTCGCCGCCGGGAGCGCCGCGTGAACACCGCGACCCCGACCCGCGACCAGGCCGTCATGCGCCAAACCGTCGACCGGCTCACCGAAGTCATCGCGCAACTCGGCCAGATCGCCGACGACATGACCGACCTCGCCAACGACGCTGGCACCGACATCCAGGGCGCCCAGCAGATCTGGAAGTTCGCCCGGTCTGCGGCCGACACCACGGATCTCGCGCTGATGATCGCGGACAACGAACTTAAGCTCGCCGAACGCGCCGGGAGCGCCGCCTGATGGCCGCCGCCGCGAGCGTCCCGACTCCGAGTCCGCACCTCGGGCCGGACGCTCGCGGCGGAGTGCCCAGTGGTCGGCGCGCACGGCGCGCAAGGCGCGCATGCGGCGCGCATGCGCGAGATGCGCACAGGTCAGAGGCCATACGCCGCGCATCAGGCTCCCGCCTCAGTGCTCTGATCGAAGTCGGCACGCCACAATTGCGCGTAACCGGACATCCCGGCAGCTTGGATCGATCCGTTGTCGGCCAACTCCTTCAGAGCGTTCTGGATCGTTCGCAGCTTGAGCGGACCACCCTCCAGCCGTGCCAGCACGTCGCCGATTCCGTTCGGCGTCAACGGCCTGCGCTCGTCCCGCAGTACCGCCAGGACACGCGCGCTGGCCTTGCGCGGGCCACCCCCGGAACCTTCTGTGCCATCGCCGTCTGCGAGCGGTTTCCCGGGCACCAGGACGACCGAGGTGACCGGCGAACCGTCCTCTCTCGCCTCGCCCGCGAGTTTGACCACCTCGACCGCGAACACCATGTCGCCCAACTCCTCGTCGTCCTTCTGCTTGTCCGAGGCGACCGTGATCCGCGTCTGGGCGGCGCCCTTGCCCTTCTTCGCCACCCGCAGCTCGGTCTGCAAAGCCCCCTTGACCGACGTCGAACCGCGTCCGTGCTCCCCGTTCAGGCCCTGGTGGTGCACGAGCGCCACGCACGCGCCGCAGGCCTCGCGCAGGGCCTCCAGCCGGTGCACGATCAGGCCCATCTCTTTGGCGGAGTTCTCCTCCACACCGACGGTGATGCGGGCCTGCGTGTCGAAGATGACCAGCACCGGGCGCAGTCGCTTGCACACCTCGATCAGGACCGCCCACTCCCCCAGGTCGGCGGCCTGGACCGGTCGGGGCAGGAACTTCACCCCAGTCATCTTGCGCCCGTAGTACTGCTCCCAGGCCCGCACGCGTTTGCGCACGCCGCCGCCCCCCTCGGCCACCAAATAGATCACCAGTCCTTGCTTGGTGCGGTGTCCGTGCCAGGGGTGGCCGCCGCCGATGTGGCCGGCGAAGTCGAGCATCACGAAGGACTTCATGGAGCCGGACGGCCCGATGACGCGCGCCATGCTGTTGCGGTACAGGTAGCCGTCGATCAGCGGCTGGAGTTCGGGGATGGCGTCGAGTCCGTCGCTGTCGAGCAGTTCGGCTTCGAGCGCGGCGACCGCCCGGTCGAGGGCGTCGGGTTCGGGTGCGTGGCGGGCGATGTCTTCTTCGCTCCAGCCGAGGTCGCGAAGCTGCTCGCCCTCGCCGGGCCGGACGGTGAGCAGGTCGGTCACCGTTGGCCCGCCCAACTGGCCCATTCGTGGGCGGTGAACCAGATCGAGTCGTCGTCGCTGTCGTTCGAGCGGGCGACCGGTTCGGGGACGGGACGCTTGAGCCGGTTCGCGTCCCGGCGTATCGACGCGGCCAGGCGCGACCAGTGCTCGGCTAGTTCGCGTTCGGCGGCTGCGACCCCTGCGGCATACCCGTCGTGGCGGCCGAGTTCGTACACCAGCCGCTCGCGGCGAAGCGCGTCGCGCAGTTCGGCCGCGACATCGGGCATCTGCGGGCAGCGCGCCGGGCTGTGGCAGGCGGCGGCGGGGCGCTCGTCCAGGGCGGTCACGAGGCGGCCGCCGACCCGGACGCTATTCCACGGGGACGCGGTACCTGAACTCGAAGCGGTCGCCCGCGCAGGCGAACACCGTCACCTCGACCGGCCGGTCGTCCTGCGTGTAGATGGTCCGCACCAGGTCCACGACCGGAGTTCCGGGGTGCAGGCGCAGTTGCGCTGTCTCGTCGGGCGTCGGCATCCGCGCCACCAGGTCCTCCACCGCGTAGGCCAGCGGCAGCCCCAGTTCGCGCTTGAGGTAGGCGTGCGTGCCGCCCGGCACCTCCGCAGCGGTTTGCAGCACGGGATCGCCGGCGAACTCCCGCGGGAAGTAGCTCAGCGCCACCTGCGCGGGTTCGCCGTCGAGCGTCAGCAGGACCCGGCGCAACAGCAGCGGATCGCCCTCGCCGACTCCCAGCAGTTCGGCGACTCTCGCCGGCGCGGGTTCGAGGTGCGCCGCGGTGACCTCTTGGCCCCGTTCGAAGTTCTGTTTCTGCGCCTCGGCCTTCATCGGCGGCGTCCCCTCGGATCGGCGCTGCGAGAGGTGGCGGGTCGATCCCTCGCGGCGCATTCGGCGCGGGTGCCGTACGAAGGTGCCCTTGCCCTGCCGAGTGACGACAAGCCCCTCGGACTCCAGCTGGCTGATGGCCTGTCGCACGGTGCCCAGGGCGCTGCCGGACTCGTCGATCAGCTCGCCGAGGGTCGGGAGTTTGTCGCCGTCGCGCAACTCCCCGCGCGTGATCCGCCTGCGCAGTCCGTTGGCGATCTGCGCGTAGGCCGGCGTCGGGTCGCCCGGATTGACGGTCACAACTCAACTCCCTGTCCTCGCCTTCTTTGAGTCTAGCGACAGAGTTGACAGAGCCACACTTATAGAAGACTATCAGAGGTAGCACACCGTGAGAATCGATGCAAACGCAGCAACGGCAGCGAGGGAGGCGTCAGTGAGTAGCCCCAAGGCCCCGGCCGGATTCAACGAGCCGAGCTTTTCCGTGGGGGAGTTCGCCGACGCCATCGGCGTGCACCGCGTCACGGTGCGCCGCTGGATCAACCGGGGCCTTCTGGCGCACTGGCTGACCCCGACCGGGCGTGTCCGCATCCCGCAGAGCGCAGTCGACTCGGGCGTCAAGGTCCGGGCCGCCACCGAGACGCACGCCGCATGAATACGAAAACGGCCCGGCCGGAGGGCGAACTCCAGCCGAGCCATCGATCCGCCACCTTGGAGGGAAACCGGATCATGCAGAGCCTAACCGGAACCGACACCACCGCGCTCGCGCTGGCCGCCGCGCAGCTCGACCCCAAGCAGACCGCCGCCGTCCAGGCCGCGCACGCCGCGTACGAGGCCCGCATGCGGGCCCTGCGCGCCGAGAACACCGACGCGCTCCTGCTCGTGTTCGAAGCCGCGCGCCCCACCCTCACCGACACCCAGACCCGGGCCCTTGACTGCATGGCCCGCATCACCCGCGAGCGCGGGCGCGAGAACGGCGGTGCCTGATGACCATCCACGAGCCCGGCTCGCCCACGCACGCCTGGCGCTGCACCGTCCCCGGCTGCACCGGACCGCGTTCCTGTGGCGCCGGCTACCCCTCCCAGTCCGCCGCCGTGCACGCCGAAGCCCGCCACACCGACAAGACCCACCCCGCCACGGGCGCGAACGGCGGCACACGATGAGCCCGAACACGCACCCGACCGCAGCGCCCGCGATCAGCGCCCTGGACAACCTCGCGAACTGGACCCCGGCCAACGCCGACGAACTGGCCCGCGTCCTGCAAGCCGTCCACAACCACAGCGAGCACACCGTCATCAGCGCGCTGCTCGACGTCCTGGACAACCTCGCCACCACCAGCTTCGGCATGCAGGGCGTCAACCCCGAGCAGTCGCGACTGATCGCCGGACACCTCGAGCGCGCCGGCCAGGGCATCGCCGCTGCGGCGGCCGACTGGATCGACCGGGCACGCGAAGCCACCGGAGCGGAGTGGACGCGATGAGGCGCCCCCCGATCGCACTCGCCGCCGCGCGCCTCTACCTGCGCCTATGGCCCCTGATCGGCGTCTGCGGGCGCTGCGGACATCGCATCAGCGCCGACACGCACTCCGTCCTCGTGCTGCGCAACTACAAGACCCTGCGCCGCGTGCTGATCCATCAAGGCCCGTGCCCGCCGCAGCTCATCCGAGCCGCCGCTGTGAAGGAGTCCGCGCGATGAGCCTGCGCACACGCCTCGCCCTGCGCCTGCTCGGCGCCAGCGCCGGCAAAGGCGACTACGACGACGGACACGCCGCAGCCCGGCGCGAGACCACCGCCCGACTGCGCGCGATCCTCGACGCCCACCCGATGCGGGTCACCGGCGAAATCCGGCAGCTGATCGCTGATTTGCAGAAGCCCGCGAAGGAGTCCGCGCGATGGGGCGCCTGATCCACAGCCTCGGCCGGTGGCGCGGGACGCACTGCGACAGGTGCGGGCGGCGCATCACCGGCAAGCAGAGCGCCGCTGCCGGCCCAGGCAACCGCCGGCTCGTGCACTACAACCCCGACCACTGCGACAGTGCGACCCGCCGGCCGCGCGACCGCCGCCGCGCGACCCGTGTCGCCATGGCGGCCGCCGCGATCCTCGCCCTCGCCGCCATCGCCGTGCTGTTTCTCGACCACAACCGCAGCCACCACCGCCCCGAACTGGCCGCCATCGCCGCCACCGCGGCCGCGTTCAGCGCCGCGCAGATCATCGAACGGCGCCAGCACATCCGCCGCCCGACCGGCAACGACCCCGCACTGCGCGAGATGACCCGCAAGGACAGCGAGCGATGAGCACCTACCCGCCCCAGGCCGTCGAGAACGCCGCCAACCGGCTGATGAGCACCCTCGCCCTGCACGAGGACTCGCGCGGCACCGTCACCGACTACCTCGCCGACGCGTACGACGCCGGCGGCAACAACGCCCTGCGCGCCGCGATCCCCGCCGCCACACTCGACGACCTGCGCGCCATCCGCGAAGACGCCGCAGCAGCCATCAACGAGCCCGCACGGCGCCTGGCCGCCCTGCACCGCATCGTCGCAACCGCCTCCCGCATCGCCGACGGCCTGAACCAGGGCCGCGCCGAGCACGTCGCCGACAGCCCCGACTGGTGGTGCGCGCACCACGGCGAGGACGGCATGGACACCGACCCCGAGCCCTGGTGCCACGGCTGCGTCGAAGCCGGCGTCACCAGCGCCCCCGCGCCCGCGGCGACCTCCAACGCCGACGCCGCCGGATGGGGCGACCAGCGATGAGCGCCCTCGCCTCCCACCGCCCCTGGTGCGCCGACACCGGCCACACCCCCGACACCCCCTGCACGTCCGCGCCGCTGCACGCCGCCACCACCCAGCCCGGATACGCCGACGGGATCACCGCTGCCACCCTCAACCTCACGGCCGAGGACGACGGCACAGCGCTGCTGAACGTGTTCACCACCCACCCCGAGGACACCCTCGGCACGTACGGCTTCAGCCTGCGGCCCGGACAGATCCGGCCCTTCGCGATGGCGCTGCTCGCCCACGACGCCCTGCTGCTCGGCGACGACGCGGCAGCCGGCTACTACAGCGCCGAAGCCCGACGCGGACAGGACGGCGCCTGATGGCCGCCTGCGCCCCGAAGACGACCGCCCCCGCCGGACCGAAGCTGCGGCACGTGGCCACCATCGCGCACGCCGCACCCGGCGAAGCCCGCATCACCTGCACCTGCCGCACCCTGCGCACCAGCGTGGACGTCGACGACCGCACCGCCCTGCGGTTCGTGCTCTGGGACCACCTGCGCAACCAGCCCGACGTCGACCACCTGCTCGTCGACGACGCACGCACCCGCATCCTCTACACCCTCGACGAAAAGGCCGAACCCGAAGTCCGGCTCATCCTGACCGGAGCGACGCGATGAGCGGCATCGAAACCGGGCCGAGCCCCGCCGACATCATCAACCGCGCCGCCGCCGCGCTCGAGGCCGCAGGCAAGCCGCTGCTCGCGCAAGCCGTAAGACTGCTCGCCGAACGCGCCGAAGACCTGGCCGCGGACGCCGAGCAGCTGCAGTCCGCGCTCGCCGACGCGGCACAAACCGCGCAAACCTGGGCCGCCGTACACGCGCAGACCGAAGAGGCCGCGGAAACCCGGGCCCGCATGTACCGGCTCGCGACAGAAAACGCCGAGCACTACCGCGACGCCCTCCAGCGGATCGCGAAGAGCACCAGCCACGAGGACGCGGTCTCGATCGCGCAAGGAGCGCTGCGATGACCAGCCAGCCGATCACCGCCACCGCGACGCGCGGATGCCAAGCGCCCGTCACGCTCACCGTCCACGACAACGCCGGCACCTACCGAATCGGCCCGCTGGCCCCTGCCGAAGCCGACGCGATCACCGCGCTGCTCGCCGGCCCGACGCACGCCATCACGCGCGAACAGGACGCAGGCCGATGACACCGCCGATCACCGCGACCCCGACCGTCACCGTCGGCTGCTGCGTCGCCTGCCTGCTTGGGCAACGCCACGACGAGCACGACACCACCCTGCCCGCCGTCCAGCGCGCCAGCATTACCGCGCCCGCCCGGCGCACCCACGCCGGCTACGCAGCGACACCGCTGCCCGGCTACGGCGAAACCGACCACTACCCGGCTCCCTAAGGAGCAGCGCCATGGCCAGCTACACCCCCGACCCCGACCAGGTACGCCTGATCGCCTACACCTACCTCGTCGGCGGCTACGCCAAAAACGGCACCGTCGCCGACATGCTCGCCAAAGACGCCGCCGGCAGCGGCGCCTGGACCCGCGGACTCGACGCCCAGCAGACCGAAACCCTGCGCGCCGCCATCGAACACGCCCTGGCCGGCGCCCACGAGGCCGTCCTGTTCGACATCACCGACCAGGACGGCGACCCCGCCGGACGGCAACTGATCTGGGACGACCGCGCCGCCGAGGCCGACATCGTCGAGAACCTGCCCGACGCCGGCTGGTTCGACGGCCCGATCGAGGACGACGAGGACGACGGGGACGACGAAGACGACGACCGCCCGCAGCAGTGCCTGAGCCCCGAGCCGTTCGCGGCCACTAAGGAGAACTGATATGCCCCACGCCCTCGCGGCCTTCGCGCACCACCACCCCGCCATCGCCACCCTCGCGACCCTCGCCGTGCTCTACCTGCTGTTCCACCACAGCCACTACCGCCGACACCGGCGCAACGGGCTCAGCGTGTGGGTCAGCGCCAAGGGGCCGTTCGGAACGCGCGTGAGCAAGCGGTTCTGACCGCCTCCGCGATCCGGCGCGGCGCGAGCCGACCGGATGGCATGGGCGACCAAGCCCCGCCGAAACAACCGAGAGGAGACCCACCGCATGGGCCGCAAGGACCCCAAGCCCGAGGTCACGCAGGAGTTCCTGGAGCAGTCCTCCGAGCGCCTGTGTGACGCCGCCGACCAAATCAAGGCCGGACACCCGATCCAGGGCGGCAAGGCGTTCGTCAAGGAACTGCTCCGCAAGCCGTAACCAATCGCCCGGGCGACCACCACCGCCCGGCCCGACCATCCAACGACACCGCCGAAGGAGGCGAGACCGATGCTCGCGATCACTCTTCTGCTGCTTGTCCTGGGCGCCGTGCTCGCCGCCTTCGGCACCGCCGGGTTCGCCCTGAACTGGGCGGCACCGGACCACGACAGCCTGCGGTTCGCGCAGATCCTCGCGAAGACCGGCCGCCGGATGTCCGCTGCAGGCCTCGCCCTGTACGCGCTCGCGCACTACGGCGCGTCCGGGCCGACTCTGATCGTCCTGATCGCCGTCGGCATCACCGCCGCCGCGACCTACCTGACCGCCACCACCAACGTCATCGTCCCGAGCGGAGCCACGCCGTGATCCCCGAACTGTCCACCCCGCGCGACGCCGCCCAGGCGGTCAACGAACTCGCCGGCATCCCCGGCGCCGGCGCACACGAGGAAGCCCTCACCCGACTGATCACCACCGGCGCCCGCGGCGGCTGGAGCAGCCTCACCCAAGCCGACTTCGACCAGGCCCAGGACGCCTTCGACGACGCCGTCGGCCGGCCGCGCCGCAAGCGGCAGAACCCGATCCTGTGGAAGATCGGCTTCTGGTGGCACTGGCACGTCACCAGCCCGATCGTCTTCCCCGCGATGGAAGCATTCGCGGCCTTCTGGTGGTTCGCGGCGCGCCAATGGTTCCCCGGCGCCATCCGCGTCGCCGTCGCACAGGGCCCGACCCGCGCGCTGATCGAGGACGTCAGCCGGTTCGGCGCGATCCGTCGCCGCCGCTGGGCTCGACGCCGCGCGCAGCCCGTGCGCCGCTCACACCCGCACCGGTTCGGCACCCACGAACTGATCGTCATCGACCTGGCCGGCGCCACGCTGGCCGACTACGCCGCAGCATTTCCCAACGCCCGCCACGAAGGGTTCTAACCAATGGCCAAGCCCAAGTACGTGATCACCGCCACCCGCAGCGACGGGCAGTCCGTCAGCGCCGTCGACCGCGCGCTCGGCGTCGTCGGAGGCGCCGCCGTCTACAGCGACCAGGAGCTGGACGACCGGCTCAAGGACCTGCCGAGCCATCCCGGCGTCACCGTCACGATCCGCAACGCCAACGACGGCTGACCCCAAGACTCCCCGCGCGCGTCCAGGCGTAGCGCGGGGCAAACGCCACCGGCGCTAACCGGTGACGAACGCCCGGCCCCGAGTGGTGCCCCTCCACACCGTTCGGGGCCGGGCATCCACCGCATTTCCGAAACCACACCAGAAACAAGCCGGACCCTGATTCACCGCCACGGAAAACGTCCGGAGAGGAGCGTACTGTGGACATCAACAATGCAGCGTCGGACCAGTGCGCTAACACCGATCCGACGCCGACTAACACGACCCGCTATCCAGGAGCGAGCGACGTGCCTACGGCAGAGAATATCCGCGCGCCCAAGGGCAAGCGAACCCCCCGCGACGACGAACCCACCCCCGACGCGCCCGGCGACGTCATGACCGTCCTACGGCACGGCGGAACCGCCGCCCTCGCCTGCGCCGCCGCCAGCTCCGCCGTCTCCCTGTACTGGCTCGCGATCCTCGTCGGCTGGCCCGCCGCTCTCGCCTGGCTGCTGCCCGCGAGTCTCGACGTGTACGCCGGCACCAGCCTCTACGTCGGCTACCGCCTGCCGGTGCGCCACCCGGCCGCGAAGAGCGCGCGGCGCAACGCCCGCTTCGCGCTGTCCCTCTCGGTCGCCTCCAACGCGATCTACCACGCGCTCGTCCTGTTCGGATCGGCGTGGCCGGTGTGGGTCCACGACACCCTCCTCGTCGCCGTTTCCGCGTTGCCGCCGATCGTCGTGGAGCGGTTGCTCCACCTTCGTTCGAAGGTCGGCAACGGCGGCGCGGCAACACCCCTCCCGGCAACGGCAACAGGCAACAGCTCCCTTGCGGCAACACCGACCCCCGTTGCGCGCACGGCAACATCCGCCATCCCGACCGCTGCCCCCGCTCCGGCAACGGCCTCCGCGGCAACGCAGCCGCTCCGGCGGCAACAGGCAACAGGCAACGGCGTCACCCGGCTGACCACCTCCGCCGAGAAGGAGGCGATCGTCGCCAAACTGCTCGACGAGCACGGCGACGACTACCCGCTCACCCTCATCGCCGCCGCCATCGGCACCGTCCACCGTGCCACCGCGATGAAAGTGCGCGACCGCGTGATCAACGCACGCGCCAAGACGCAGACGGATGTCGAAGACGGCGCCGACGACCCCGAACTGGCCGCGGCGGTGACCGCATGAGCGCCTACACGGCACGACACGTCGACGACGACTACGACGAGGACACCGAAGATTTCCCGGCGCAGCCCGCGACGCTCCCGGCGCGTGTCGTGTCGCCGCGCGGCCTGGACGATCAACTACCGCAGGTCATCCACCCCACCGCGATCCAGCCCGGGCGATACGTCCCGCACCCCCACCAGATCCTCGACCCCGCGCATGTTGCGCGACTCATGGGCGCCCCGACCCGCCAAGCACCCCGCTGGCTGGTCGGGGTCAAAGACCTCTTCGGGCACGCCGCCGACCACCACGTCCTGCCCGCCGCAGGCGTCCTCACCCTCTTCGGCGTCTCCGCATGGGCCCACTCGCAGCCCTACCACCCCCTGATCGGCGGCTCGATCATCGCGGTGGGCGCCTACCTGATGCGCGCCGGCATCAAGGCCCACCGCCACCACGGGGCCGACGCCGACGCTGTGTTCACCAAGGGACTGCTCGGCGCCGGGGCAACGCTCAGCCTCACCGGGGCCGTTGCCTGCGCCGGCCTCTCGCCGTGGTCCGCCGTTGCCGTTGCCCTCGCGCTCGGCGGCTCCTACGTTGCCTGGCACCAGTGGCAACACCACAAGACCGAACGCGTCCGCGAGTTCTCCGTAGCCCTGGTCGCGGCAGGCAACACCGGGCCGAGCCCGTTGCCTCCCGTTGCCTACGCGCCCGGCGCGCTGCCCTACTC